GTTGCAGTATCTAGAGTGGCTGCTAAATCGGTTCCATCAAACGTAAGATTGGCTTCACCATTTAAAGCATCCGAAGAACTAAATGTAACTATTCTATTATCTGATCCGTTTGCAACAGCAGACACCGCTCCACCACTTCCAGCTGCTTCCCACCCTGGAACTGCTCCGTCCAAAGTAAGTACGTGATTATCACTACCTACAGCAATGCGTGCCAAAACTCCGCTGGCATTTCGATAATACATATCACCAGACGCGTCAGATCCTAACGCAAATCCACCATTTGGAATATCTAAATCACCAGCGATTGTTGTGAGAGAGTCCGCTCCGTTACCGATAGTAACATCGACCTCATCTTCTGCGCTGCCGTCCTCTACTATAAGTCCAGGCTTAAATTCACCGTCATGTGTCGCAACACCCACGCTTATTTTACCACCTTCAGCGCCATTAGACGCATCTGATACGTAACCTTGAATTTTTCCAAAAAGAACCTGATCTTGATTATCATCGTCTCCGTAAAACTCAATTACACCAATTACATCATCGTCTGCCCCGGCAGCGCCCTTATCTTTAACAAATCGAAGACGTGCTCCGTTTGCATCGTTTGTAGTATTTTTAATCACAACGAGAGGGTCTTCAGAGTTTGCCGATGCCATTGTTATTGTATCGGTGTCGATTGTCACCGCAGTTGAGGCATCAATATCGACTGTAGGAGCGGTTACGTTAATAACTGAATCCGCGTCGATTCCCAATTCTCCGTCTGCTTGTTGTTGAACAAAACACGCTGAATCACCAAACATAAGTTTAGTCGTACCGACGCCAGAATCATCAGAAAGCAGGAGGCCGGTATCGTGGACATGTGTTAAGGTTACCTCTCCGTTGACACCGAAAGAGCAAACTGCACCGTCACTAGAAAAAGTCAGATTATCACCAACATTGATATCGCCGTCTGCACTATAAATAACCGCTTTGCTGTTCACAACTGTACCAGCAGAACAACCATCAAGCAGGTTTAATTCAGCAGGGGTTGAGGATACTGCCGTAGTACTAGCGGCTGACAACACGGGAAGGTAATATGTTCCAGCAGACATCGCTGGCAAATTAATTGTTGCATCTGCAGTCGGGTTCACAACACCGAGTACTGTTTCGTGAGCATCTGGAACTGTTCCTTCGAAAGTAAAAGAACTTGTAATTGCAATGGTGGTGCTGTTAACAGTAGTTGTAGCACCCTGAACAGTCAAATCTCCAGTAACTGTCAAGTTATCATTGACTGTGGTCTCGGAAGTGGAGTGTCCGATAGAAATCGGCACGCCGGTTGTGGCGGTACCAATAGTAATTCCATTTGAAGTATTGGAGTTATCAATATTCAGAGTACTAGTAGAGTCTAACGAAATATTACTTCCATCTACGACAAGGGTTCCATCGATATCAGTATTATCCAAATTGGTTACGCCATCTACATCAATATCGCCAGGAACGGTAACAACAGACTGTCCGCCTGCACCAATAGTTACGTCTAGTTCGCCATCAGCGTCCCCATCTTGAATTATAAGCCCAGCAGTTGATGTTCCATCGTTTTCTGCAACAGAAATGGTAAATTTACCACCTTCTTGACCATTAGTATGGACCTTGACTTGAGACTTGATCTCCGAGAACAATACCTGATCTTGACTAGCATCGTCCGCATAAAATTCAATAACACCTGCAACATCGTTTGCTGCACCAGCAGCGCCCTTATCTTTAACAAATCGAAGACGTGCTCCGTTTGCATCACCTGTAGTGTTTTTGATAGTGACAAGTGGGTCGGTTGAATTTGCAGAACTGAAAACAGCGGTATCGGTGTTGATATTTAACTGTCCACTGGCAGCAATTGTTAAATCAGATCCATCGCCTTCAATCTTCTCTCCGTCATCGCCAAAAGTAAGACCAATATCTGCAGGGATGTTAATATCACCACCCGATCCAACTCCGACATGAATGTCGGTACCGTCGCCATACAAATACTCTTGAGTTGCGCCGAGCATAAGTTTTTTATTATTGGCTAATAGTAATGATTCCTCGCCACCATCCATTCTAAATACTTCGTTCCCACCAGCATCAGTGAACTTGATATCTCCATCAGCTGCACCATTATAGACTACTGCATCGCCAGAACTATTAGTGAATTTTAAATACTGTGTGCCGCCATCTTTTAAACTAACGTCTGCACCGTCGGCATCAAGAATAATGTCTGCTGCTGAATCAATAGTTAGGTTTCCGCCATCCGCGACTGAAATTGCTCCTGTGTCGGCGGCATCGTCTCCTTGATCCGCCTTGAGAGTCAAAGTGGCTGTGCCCGCTTCCGCTGCAGTAACTGTAATTCCGGAACCGCTTAAAAATAAACTACCTGTAAACTGTAAACCTGAATCGCTACTAAACTTAGCGTACTGAGTACCATTATCTTTGATGAGAATCGAATCGGCTGAAGCGTCGAGAATGATATCTGTGTTTGAATCTAAAGTTAGATCTCCAGTGGAGTTAATCGTAATCGGGGTCGCTGCGATGGTGAGCCCTGTTGTACCGTCGTGAGTCAAGGTTGCATCAGCACCATCACCCAAGGAAAGAATTGCTGAGTCCGATGTAAGAAGCAGATCATCGCCTACGCGCAGATCGGTTGTGATTTGGGCGTTGCCGGCAACATCAAGAGTATAGGAAGGTGAAGTGTCGCCAACACCAACCTTCTGACCCTTCATCGTAAATGTTGTATTGGTTCCTGTAGAATCTTGCATAACAAGATCGACTCTGTTGTTTCCTGCTCCATTTTGAATTTGGAAGTTTGCTGAGTTCGCGACATTGTTGTCGATTTCAAGAATCAAATCGCCAGAAGAGCCCTCAATTTCTAAAGTACTTGACGGAGAAGATGCTCCAATCCCGACACGATTATTGCTTGCATCGATAACAAGAGTGTTAGAATCAAAGTTTAGGCCATTAGGAGTGGCTGCAGTTGCGGCATTAATAGTTAAGGTGTCGCCAGATGCATCTCCGAAAGTCATTGCATTTGCTGTAACCTTAAAATCTTCTACATGCGCGTCCAAAGTTCCACTAACAATTAAGTTGCCTGTAAATCGACCACTACCACTAACATCTAAGTCATAAGCAGGGCTTGTAGTTCCAATACCGACGTAACTGCCAGCGTCTAATAAGATATCTTTACCAGAAATTAGCTTGAGATCATCTAACGAGGCCGATATGAACATCGCGTTGCTAGACTGTTGAATTACGCCATATTGGGTTCCACCATCTTTGTAGATGACATCGGCACCGTCGGCGTCAAGAATAATATCGCCAGCAACATCTAAAGTTAAGTCACCAGCCGCAACGTCTATCTCCAATGAACTGCCCATCGCTAAAGTGGCCTTTGTCGTTCCCCCATCTTTCAGGACAACATCTCCGCCATCAGCATCAAGAACAATATCGCCAGCAACGTCGATGGTTAGATCACCACCATCTGCAACAGAGATTGTCGCTGCATCTGCTGCGTCATCGCCCTGATCGGCTTTTAAGGTTAAAGTAGCAGCACCCGCTTCGGCACCAACAAGAGTAATTCCTGAGCCAGTTAATTCAATACTTCCTGTGAACTGGTGAACGTCATCTGAATCATTACCAAAACTCGTCGAACCCAAATAATCTGTCTGTGAAACAGTGATCGTGTTGAACTCATATGCCTTTATTGTCCCGGAAACTTCTAAACTTCCAGTGATCATAACGGTCGATCCGCTCTTTGGTTTTATCTTGTTTACGTATAGGGTACTCATATTATCCTTCCTTAAATAGTTTCATACATAATTATCTTTAAACATCCGAAATGTCTATAATTTTTATTAAAAATCGGTATCATCAATATCTATAATTTTTACGTGAGAATCGTCGCCAATCGTTATTTCTTGATCGTCATCAATTGTTATCGGACCATATAAAACAGAATTATAGTTTGCTGGTATCGTTATTGTGGTTATAGTTTGGGCGTTAGCCACCCCCATTGTATACACAATCCCAGCGGAAACAACAACACTACCAGTGGGGAAAGATGTGTCTCCGGCTGCATCAATGGTGACTGCACCGCCATCTGCAACAGAGATGGATGCTGTATCAGATGCATCGTCGCCCTGATCGGCTTTTAGCGTTATAGTGGCGGCTGCCCCTTCTGCGCCTAAAACGACCAGACTTTCCCCTTCTTGAAATTCTAAACTACCCGAAATCTGAACCTTAGTTCCGCTTTGTGGAAAAATTTCATTTACATATAGTTTACTCATAGCTACACTTCCTTACATAAGTATCATCAAACACTTATAATGACCCCGTCATTGATAAAATGTCTCTAACTATTAGAATAGATCCAGACCCAATATGTAATTCTCCTGCGCCCTGAATCGTAATTGGTCCGTATAGAAGCCCATTATGACTATCCGGTATCATTGCTTTTGCGGTTATGGTGTTTGGATTTATATGTACCATACCCGCTATTGCGCCTGATACTTGCAATGTATCGACATTGGACGCACCATCTGTAAAGCCCGATCTCAGAGATATAAATTGGTCTAATTTACCTTTAGTATAATTTCCAATAGTACTCATCAAAACCCTCACAACAGCACAAATTGTGCTAATTGTAATTAGTTGAACAAGTCACATGTTGAAAAAATATGAAATATTATTTTTTGCCGATCTGATAGGCCAATGGTATAACCTTCCCAATATACCATACGAGGCGCTGTGCAACCACATCCGGGTATTTCGTGTGGAGGGTCTGAGTAATATGGCTTGCGAAACTCAAAACCGACCAAATTACAAAGATCTGCTTCAAAAATCTTATATAAAGGTAGGCCCTCCATATCTCCGGAGTATAATGGGCGAGCGGAAACCTCGCAAAAACTATCACAGCCGTAACATTGTTCAGTTGCTAACGGGCCTATATTAAAACTTGTTTTATATGCCTCTGAAGTAAATTCAAAACCAGGAAAAGCAAAAAATAGGAGCAAAAGCAACATTATTTTACAACGTAAAAGACCCCAACTGTTGTCACAACTCCTAAAAGCACGCCTCCAGCAAACCACCAGTGAGTATGATTATTTGGCGCGTCTAATAAAAGTTCCTGCATTTGCCCAATCTGTTTATCTTTTATTCCCAGCATCTGATTATACTGGTCTTGACACTGGTCTAGTTCAGCAGACAAATTCTCCAACTGAAGGTTGCATTGCGCCTTTAATTGGTCTTCTAAAATTTCAAGATTTAGTTTATGTTGCGCAATAAGCGCCTCTCGTTGCGCAATTGCATCTGCAACTGCTGTAGAATTGTACAACACTCCCGAATATGGTGCTGACTGGTTTTTCTGCAATGGTGTGATCTTTGGAAGGTCATCAGCGATCAACTGCAAAGGCATCATTATTAATAATATTGTTGATATAAGCCTAGTCATTGTCAATTTCAAACCCAAAAGTGTCTTTAAGCATCTCTGCTAATTTTTGCGGATCATCGCCAGAGTCTTCCACAATCTGTTTTACTCGTTTTTTCTTATCAGAGGAAATCACTTCTCTTCTTTCCGCATGCTCCTGCTCTAATTGACGCATAATTTCTTGATATTTCTTAAGGCTCTCATCCCTCTTTTTTAAAACCTCTGCATGCGATTTATTAATTGCGTCAACTTCCGCTTTGTGAGATTGTTTTGTAATCTCCAGTATTTTCTTAGCATTTCTCGCTTTTTTACTAAAAACTAAATAAAGAACGAGAGTATAAGCGGCAAGGGCTAGAATCTTCCAATGATTCTTAGCCCATATGACCGCCTTCTTCAAAAAAAGTTTTGTTGCTAACCAACTCACCTTCTTTGTCCATGTTTCCAAGAGGTTGCGATATCGGCAATACCCTGTATTCCGATGTATGCTAAAGAAATCGCCACCCAATCGTCGGAAGTTAACTTCTCAGACGCCAAAAACGCCGTTGCAACCACCCAAACACTAAGTTTTCGGGAAACCCACCTTTCCATAAATTTATCTATTCTTGCTTTCATTGCTTCGCTCATTTTAATCCTCCATTAATGCCTTGAACTTAAATTATCTAAAAAGAACTCGTATTCTTCAAACGCCTCGTCAAGCTTTTGAAGAGCATATTCTTCTTCAGTGTTTGAAGAATCGATATCACTGATTATCTCTCGAAATTCAGTTGTTAATTCAACTATTCTTTCCACCTTATCAAGATATGTAAAAAACGCACCAAGTTTGTCGCCTTCTACGTTGTTAGTTAGTATTTCTCTATACTCTGATAATAAAATCTCGCTCATATTTTTCCCTCCTTTATTGGCTAATATAAGCATAACCATCTTTTCTGTCGATTTCGATGGTTGTGTCAACACAATCTTTTAATGAATCTAAGTGCGAAATAAGAAGCACCGTCTTAAATTGTGTCTTGATCATGTCTGTTAAAATTCTTATGAAACCTTCCATGTTTTCTTCATCTAACGCTGTACCTGGTTCGTCTAGAATAAACATATCTGGCTTTGGCAAATTTGAAACGCCCAAAAGAGCAAGTCGTATTGCCATCGCAGAAATTGTTTTCTCTGCACCGGAGCCTAATTCAATGGGTCGTGCATCAAAACGTGGATGCTTGATGTAAATTTCAAGCTTCTTGTCGTTTGCTTCAAAGAAAACTTCAAAATTAACAATATTTGTAAGAATCTTCGCAATCTCTTCGTTAATGATTGGCAACTTTTTCTTAATAATATCGTAAGGAATACCATTTGGATGCATACACCTCATAAAAAGGTCGTATGCAGAGATATCTTCACGTAATTGTCTTAATTCTTCCTGTTGACCCTTCAAGTTTTCCAGTCTTTGTTCTAGTGAACCGTTTGATTTGTACAATTCTAGCATACTTTCTTCACAATTTTGAAGAGTATCTTTCTTTTTCTTGATATTTTTTTTGATATCTTTCTTACTGTTCACAAGAAGTTCAAGGTTTTCAATCACTTCTCTGTTTTTTTCGTATTCCAAAACTTTTTCATTAAGCTTGTCGACTTCTAACTGAACTGTGATTATCTGACTGTTGTTCTTCTCTACATGCAGAGACAGATCAGAGACTTCTGTTGTTTTCTCAGCCTCTTTGCCTACAATCTGATTATACTTTTCAATATAGTCTTCAATCTTATTGGGATCGAGTTTCACTATTTCTCCTTCGATCTTCTCTGAATTCTGATTGAGTCTATCGATGGCATCCTGCACCAGATTAACATCATTTTGAGCCACGTAAGCGTCTTTGATAAACTTACAATGAGAAAATTCAGATCCACATGGCACTTCTTCCAATAACTTAACTTTCTTGTTTAGATTAGTTAAATTGTTATTCTTAATGTTTAACTCATTGACGATAGAATCAAGCTTTTTCTTGTTCTCTGCAATAATGCTTCTCTTTTCTGTCAAGTCAGTAATGTCAAAAGAGGACTTAAAGTCAACAACCTTTTCAAGGAACGCATTGTTATCTTTAATTTTGTCCTCATTGCTTTGATTTTCCTTAATAAGATCTTGCATCCTGCCTGCTTTAGTTTGCAAATCTTTTCTTAGACTTTCAATATTAACAACCCCTGCTGGCATAGAGTTTATTTTTAAGTCTATTTGCTTCACCTCTTCTTCTAGAGAAAGAAGCCCCTGCTTAACTGACTCGCACACCTTTTTCTGCTCTCTTGTCAGTTTTTGATTAGACTCCATCTCCTCTTCGACTTCGCTAATTTCTTCATCAAAATCTTTCTCTTCAAGACGCCTGACCGCAGCCTTTAAGTCAGCTGTTTCTTCTTTAGCCATCTTGAACTTCTTATCGAAGATCACAAGATCGATAAACTTAGCAAGAATCTCTTTACGCTTTGTTGAACCCTCTTTGATAAACGATAAAGAATCAAGCTGAGAGGCCATTGATGTAAGCAAGAAGTCATCAATTGTGCCAAAAACCTTACGAATGTTCTTGTCTGTATCGTTCCGACTCAATCCATTAAGGCTTTCTGCATCTTCAGTCACTTTACAATGCCTGTTGAACTCTATGTCTGTCTTCGCCTCAATTGTCGTCTCTCCGTGCAGACTCTTTTCGTACTTTTCTGACCTTCTTTCAATCGTATATTCTTTTTTGCCGATAGCAATTTTTAGTTTACCATTGCAAAAATCTTTGTTTTGATTGATGACATGTAGATTTTTCCTATTATTTTTAGAAGTCGTGTTGTAAAGCGTATATAAAAGTCCATCAACAATACTTGACTTTCCTGAATAATTCTTGCCAAAAACTCCGACAATACCGTTAAGATTTTCAAAATCAATTTTATTTTCCTCCCCGTAGTTAAAAAGATTATCCCACTCCATTGAAACAATATTCCAATTAACATTTCTTTGAACTTCTTCTTCTTGTTCAACAATGCTGTTATATTTTCTATTGTACTCAAATACTTTTTCCAAAACATCTTCACTTGGCCGGTAATCTTTGAGATATTCTTTAATAAATTTCTCCTGAATTCCGACATCTCGAAGATCTTCTTTCAAAAAGTTCTTAGTTAGTTCTTCGACACTTCCCCTTTCGCCTGCTGCCTTGTTTAAGAAGGTGGTTGTCTCGGGATTTAACGTCGCTCTTGCAACATCCAGTGCTTTTTTAATAACATTTAACGGTAAATTGTTGTTAGCGCGGATTCGAAGTCTTGCATTCTCTGGAACTTGTAGGTTACGTGGTAACTTTCCTTTCGGCGTTAAGTCGATTGTCATGAAAGGCTTCGGATTTGGGACGGAAATGGCCCTTACAGCGTAGTTTTCCTTATCTTGTATATCCCACAGCAAAAAGCCCTTATCGTTCGTCTCACCGTGATTCTGTTGGACTGTGGACCCACAATAGCGAACTCTCCCATCATCATCAAGTATTTGATTTGTTTTATGAATATCTCCAAGCAGTGCATAGTCGTGACCATCAAAGATACTGATGTCATTGTCACCAAACTCCATCACCCAATTCTGGTCTGTTCTGCAACCATGAATGGATCCGTGATGTATCGCAATGTTGACCTTGTCCTTGTCTGACGGCTCTACCCAATTCTCCTCATCGAATATAGAAAGAACGTTCAAACTAAACTTATCATTTAGGTGTGTTTCTCCAGACTTCTTAAGAAAGTGTAAATTTGGATGTGCCAACGCCTCAACAATTGGAGTAATAGCATCTTGACGATTGCTGTTCTTAAGATTTCCGTCATGATTACCGGGGATTATATACAATGGCGCAATATCTGCGAGACTCTTTAAGAACCATTGAGCCAAGTCAAAATATTCAGGACTCAACTGCGTCTTTGTATGCGCTAAATCGCCACAATGGACGATGCAATCAACCTTTTCTTCTCGTAAAATGTCATATATCTTATTAAACACTTCACGATATTCCTGGTGATACTTTAAATTACGAATGTGTGTATCTGCTAAGTGAGCAAATTTCAAATTATACCTCTTTTATACTTCTATGGAGTTTAGAGAGTGCTCAACCATAAAAGTGTCTGGATTCATAAATTGAGCACTCTCTTTACGTTCTTGGAATTCTTGCTTTGTCATCTCGCCAACATCTTCATAACCAGACGTGTCGATCTTGTAGACCTCCACTCCGTACAAAAGAAGGTTTGAGATTACTTTCATACTTTTCTTCTCTGCATCTTTATCCAAAGCAACGAAGATTGCAGTGTCGTTTTTAGCAATCTTCTGAAATAATTTACTGTTCTCTCTCAAAGTTGACCCGAGCAAAGGAATAGAATTCGGACCAGCCTTTATCGCATCAAAAATGCCCTCAACCAACACCAAGTCAGAATCCCAATCAATGAATAGTTCATTAAAAACAACATCTTTTGTGGTCGAAGGGTTCAGATATTTTCTCCAATCATTTGTGTAACTTCTAGCAACAAAATAATTTAACCCTCCCTGCTCATTAAATGAGGGGATCAAGATGCGACCTTCAAAGGGGCCTCTGACACAATAACCAATCTTCCACCTAATAACATCGTCTCTTGTAATGCCTCGATTTTCAAGATAATTCATTGCTTTTATCGAGGATAGCGGCTGACTCTTACCTGTTAATGTAACAAATTCTTCTGGTAATGTCAAGTGCTCTTGTTTTTCATCTTTAGTTTCTTTAAAAAGTTCGTCAAAGTTCAGAACCTCTTCTCTCCCACTCATAGAATCCCATTCACGAAGCTGTGAGTAGTTGCCGAATCTTCTCACAACTCTTCTAAGCGACCTACCATGCGTATCACATATCCAACACTTATAACAATCTTTGTCGACATTAACAGAAAACTTCTGTTTATGGTGATTGCAGTAAGGGCAATAAAAAAGAATCTCGTTATTTGAGGCGAAGGCTTTACCTAATATCTGTTTTAGGAATTTAACTTTTTCCATCCTGCTCTCGCGATGATAAGAGAATCTGCCATATCATAGTATTTTGGTTTTGGATTTCCATACTTTGTATATTCTACCTCAAAAGACTCCTCATTGTCAAGTAAAAAATTTAAAACTATTTGTTTTGCCTTTTTGCCTCTCTCAACTTTTATTCCGCAAGATTTCCTTGCTGTTGCTGCTCCGATATATTCCGGTTCTATTTCAAAGTCTCTCTTACAGATATATGATACTATACCATTAAATTTAGCAAGTGTCAACAAAGTTTTTGCAGATGATAATCCTGGCCTGAACGCCATTAAAGACTGTTCAATAAAGATCGACTTAAACTTGAGTCTCTTAACATCGTACAATCTAGCCAGCATTTGCTTGACCCTCTCTGCTTTACTATGCAACGTCGGGAAATGATTTTTATTTCTCAAGTCCCACGCTTCACAATAAAGAACCTTTCCATCATTATCGAGAACAGTTGCTCCAACAATGCTGGTGCTGATGTCTAATCCAAGTATCATATATCGAGTTTTAATTTAAAAGTGTAATCTCTTTCTTCGGTCTTCTTAACTGGCGTTGCAACTTTTGCAATTCCAAGAAGGTTCTTATTTTCATCGTAAATGCCGATTTTTGAAATATAAGTCTCTTTCTTGAAACTTGCCGTATGACAATTATACGAGCTACTGACAATATTTTTAATAGAAATTTTATTATATTGGTGATAAAAAAGACTTCCCGTGTCAGCAAGCATGCTTGATCCTGAAAATATTACGTTGGTAGAATTATCTCCTCCTACAATGATGGACCCCGTCGCGTTTCCATCTATATAACTTGGATTATTCGAATGGTTCAACCTTCCTCTTTCAGCATGAGCCATCATTGTCAAGACAGGGGTATAATTCGTTCCCTCAAAGCCAAGCCAATAACTTGAAGAAACTAGTGCAGATTGATAAGCGACAGAGCCCGAACCATCAAGTGGTATCCCCGTTCCCCAATATTCCCACCTTGGCAGGACAGCAGAACCTCCTGTGTAGGTAAGTTTATTGGCGCTGTCATCGTGAATACTTATATCCCAACTGCCCGTTAATAAAATAATTCCTTCATTATAAAGAACTACACCGGCTACACTGCCGCTTCCACCGCTTCCAGTTGGCCCAACCTGAATCAATTCGCCATTTTGATTTATATCTGTACATTGACCAATCAAGGTTCCGCTCAAATAAAATTTTAAATCGACGGTGCCTTTCTCGATTCTACTTCCATAGTACATGGAAGGGATGTTTATAAAATTTATGGCTTGTGCTGCTTTATTCCACTCTCCTGACGCGGAAAATGCATAGTGGCGACTGATAGGTTTATAGTGATTGAGCGTATTTTTTAAAGCGTGTATATAAGAACCTGAAACAGTTGTTGCCTTTTGCTTTTGACTAAGCGGATCAAAAATAATAATTTGTTTACTTTCTGACTTGTTGTTTGCATTTGGAAAATCTGCAGGATAATATCTTCTGGCAATAGATGCTGACAAAGGATAACTGAAACTGGCTGTTAATATATCTCCGGGATCCGCTTCGTTTACAGAGGCTGTTGACATTGTCTTAAAGGCTATAGAATCTCCCGTCAAGTGTACAAATGGATGAATCATTGCCTTTACACCGACCTCTGTTGAATAGTTGTAGGTGTGCAAATGTTCGGGCCTGTCGACATTTAGTTCGTATAAACTGATATCTCCAACAGGAGTGTGTGTGACATTTCCACTGTGATTGAATGCTACTCCGTCGTTTGTTGGAGGTAATAAACTACCTGTATCAAAGGGGGCATTATTGTAAAAAACACTGCCGCTATAAATTATTAAATTTGTTTTTGGGCGCGTTTTTATTCTATTGTAAAAAACATCATTTCTTCCGAATCTGTATAAAGGCATCTTCCAACAACCATCTTAAAAGTCCAGTCTAACACGCAAAGTAAGTTCGCTTTCAGGAGTTTTTTTGATGGGCTCGGACAGTTTTGCCACTGCCATAAGTTCGTTTTCTGCAGAATACAACCCAACCGTTGTTACATATGAAACTGGTTGATCCAAGCTGGACTCTTTAACTCTGATTTTGCTCCCGGAAACATACGTTGGGTTAGAACTGTAATTAAACTCATTGTGTCTCATTCTACAAAAGTGAACTGTAGAGTTTAACTCTGTTGTATTATTAAAATCTAAGTTCTTCCATCTGTTTCGAAGACCGTCACAACTTCTTTGAATTGTTGAACCAGTAAGAGTGTCATGTGCAGTTTGGGTTCCGGTCTCAAATTGATCACGAAGAATATCTACAGAGGCGGAAAGAATTCCTCTTCCATTCCAACCATCAGCATCACCTGAGTTTATCATGAACGCTGAAGCGGAAAGAACTGCGATTCCTGCTTGATAGAACAATAGCCCAACTGGGAATGTTATATCTCCTGTGGTGATATTGTCTGCTCCGCTTAGAGGAGTTCCCATACTGTTACTCGCACTTAAAATTGCATACTCTCCGGCAGGCGAATCAGTGAAATAATCAGTAAGTCCGTTTGTGTCCGCAAGCTTAATTGTTTTTTCAAAGGGTTGAGTAGATGTTGCATTCACACCAACCTCAAGACTAAAAGATCCCTTTTTAACTTCATCTTTAGTCAACAATCTTGAGAAGTTAACAAAATAAACTTCTCTCATATTAATCGATTGTCCAGGAATTTTAAATTCTTTGATTGATCCAGTGATATCGTGACCCATCAATACTTGCGCCATTTGATTATAAAGGTTAATCTTTTTAGCATTTTGCGAATTGCCAGAAGCCGAAAGCGCAGATCTTGAACCATATCCGACAGTTAAGTCATAAATATGATTAGCAGAAGAACTTAAATAAGGATAGTCATACACAGACTCAAACATTCCGTGAGAGTATGTTTTAATATGCGGTTCGCTGCCAAGAGCGGTTGCTGCAGTTCCGTATGTTCCTGAAACAATCGATCCCGTAAGCGGGATTGCTTCATGAAGAAGCGTTTTAGTTGTTACCTTATCTGAAGGGTGGAGATCTTTGAATGTGTTAGCCATTATTTTTACCTTTATACCATTTTAACGAATCTAACAGGAATGTCAATTCTTGCGCCCGTTGTTTGTCCCGTTACTCTTACAACAGTGTCAATGTACTTTACAGATTGAACAGTCGAACTAGCATCCGAAGAGCGAGTCCAATTGCCTGACGCTCCAAGTTTATCAAACAGGAAGTCACTTTGTTGAAGATCTATAGAGGACAATATCTTAAATTCAAGTTTTGTACCGCGTGGCCCTTTGATAACAGACTCGCTCTTATCAGCAGAACTTGTATCCGTCGTCAGGTCTCCTATTAAAGTTCCTGTTGAGGTAGAGCCTGCTGAAATATAATAGTGGTGAATGTTGTCGTCGTCAAGAAAACTAAACGGCACTACTTGTGGGTTGTCTGAAGATTTAGTTGCAACTTTGCCAAGTCTAGCATCGATTTCAATCTTATACTGATTCTCATACAAATCAAAAGACTTAAGTGGGACTGTTGGATCAATCTCGTTTGTGTCCAGTCCCTGATCAATTCGTATAATTGAACCTCCGTTTCCGGTGGTTCCTCTGAGAACTCCATTAGAGTTTGCAAATAATCCGGGGTTACTAGACAATGTTTCTTTTTCTGAAGTGTCTGCGTCAACAAGAACAACAAACTTGTTGTCACCGCCGCCAACCAATGCTTGATTGCTTGTGCTGTTGCGGGCGTTGTCTGAATGCGCTGTCTCGTTCAGTCGTAAAACTGGGAGATATAGTAAATCGGGATTCTTGATCATTAACAACTTATGCTTCATCATTGATGTGTTATTTGTGAAAGCTTCTAATATTGGGGTCTGCAAAAGATCTAGATCGTAATATGCGCTTCCATTCGCATGATCCTTATTATAAAGTTCATAATTAATCTCATCGTCTCCCAATGAAAACTTTGCAATATTAAAACTTCCCTCAGCCATTCTCTTTCTTCCGAAGTCGGTTAAAACAGCGTCTAAGATGATATCGCCAGAATTGTCTAAGAATCCCATATTTTTTTTCTCCTAATTCTTTGTTTATAAATAGTTTTGTTTAGTAAAATAGCTCATTTCCTAAAATTTATTACTCTATCAGCACTCTTCCTCATCAGGATCTTGAGTAGTTGTTATATCAGTTCCCGTCAAATCAGGTGGTATAATTTTGCTGGTCATTGGGTCTTCTACTATCTCCGCCATACTCTCCCAAATGATGTCTTCCTCTGGTGTTTTGTTATGATTGTGGCTAAATCTAAGAATGAAATCCATCTTTCTGCCAGTTGATTTAGACGTCAGTCTAACCTTAAACTTCCTAAAAGTATCGTCTCTGAATAAAGACTCTTCTGTTAGCCCGATTGGGACATTGTAAGAGTCGGGTGCTCTTCCGCGAGTAACGTGTCCAGTAGAGGTCCTTTTCTTTCCTTGTGGGCCATATGCCCAATTATCAAAAACACCAGCAGTGTTTTCGTCCAACACTGATTGTTCATATGTGGGCCTAACCTGTAAGAGTTTTCTCATTGGCTTGGTAAAAGTTTCTTTTGGATCCTGAAATTCAAATATTTTGGTTGCCAAATACACCGCTCCGGAGTTGTTTACTAACTCAATTTCATATATGCTAGTCGGATTAGACATATTGCCTCTGCTATCTTTGGCTCTAAAAATATAATAATATTTCTTATTTGGAACAATGTTCTCAAAGTGCCCAATCGAAGACGCACCATCTAAAGGAATCTCTTTATAATAGTTTCCGTCTACAGAGTTATCATAAGTCGCCTTTCCGAAATCCATATAACTTGTAGGCTTGTATCCTAGTCTGAAAACCTCATATGAAACTGGGATGTCGTCTGTTTTATATATTAGAGGAAAGTTGTTTTGTATTAAAACTCCAATTTTGGCTTTTAGTTGTAGTACAGGGTTTCCAATACTGGATGCTTGTGCATATTTTTGTTCAATAAGGGTCTTTTCTTTAGTGGATATGTTCATGCTACTAAGTTCTTCATCAAAATCAAGAATCTTTGCATTAATATATTGATGAATATATTGTGGAACTGGGTCTTCTTCAGGGCGTTGCGTAGAACTGAAAATATTTATAGGCTTTTGTTTAGAGGTCAGTGAACCCTCTCTGAGGTTGAAGAGAAATTGCCTATCATTATTCTTAAACGGAATAGGCTCAACCTCTGGCGGTGTCGGATTGAGATCGACAACCTTTATAAATGGTGTTTCAAAATAGGGTAGTTCAACAATTAAAGGATCGGGAACCGACTCAACTTCTACTCTCAAAGAAAAAGGTCCTGGTTTTGGTGGTACGCCAGGTCCATCTCCTGGACTAAAGCCTCCTCCTCCAAGACTTACGCCTCTCATTTTATAAGCATATCTTGTGCCAACAATCAACTGTAGTGCCGTAACTACATATTTGTACCCTACTCCGTACTTGACTTGCGAATCAACATAGTTGAAAACTTCTTTGCTGCCACTATTAAGAAATAAAATTCTTTTTTTGACCTTCTGTTCATCATCGCTGACACCTTCTCTGATTTTCTCTATAACATATCCTATTGTTTCGCTGTGGGCTAGTTTTCCGTCTAATATTTCTGAAAAACTTCTAGTTTTAGAATATAAAGGTTGTAACCCGTGCATTATCCAATCTCTTATGTGCTCATTTTGATCAGCACCAGATGGGCCAACAGGAGTTGCTACTCCATCGACTCCGTGTATAAACTTTAAAAACGGCATATAATGTTCTTCGCTATAATCTTTAAAGAAGGTTGTATAATTTGCGTCAGGGGCATCAGATCCCTCACTATTTGAGCTTCCTTCGTCTAATAAAAGATCTTTAGGCCTTCTCAAAGAAGGGTCATTAACATCTAAAATGGTTGGGTTTGCTGGGTCTTCAATTTCTTGTCCTGGGAAGTTCCCAACAAGAATAGTCTTCGGCAGATAGTAGTTATACAAAAACCCGCCACATACAAACAGGTTTCTTGCGAATCTTGTTAAATTAAGAGTGTCGCGAGCCACATACTTTGCTTCTTCTAACTCATCAGGCATTAAACCATCTGTCATCACCAGTGGTGTCACCGTCCAATCATCATGAACTTGTTTTATATACTGTGAAGATTCATTTAAAGATCTAAAATAGGATGGCCTATCTGGCTTTTCCTGCTTGGCCTCCATAATTCTCTTTACTATTGAATATTCTGGTGAATATTCCAAATCCTTAACCTTTGTAACATCTATTTCGATGAGTTGTTTGCTCAGTCCTGCTACGCCCACTTCTGCTACACCTGGTACTGTATATTCTCTAGACCCTCCGAAAAATAATGGTTTTAGACTTCCTGCGTAGGCTGGCTCAGTGTAGAAACTAATTTTATTATAGAAGGGGTACATTGTTATGTTTGCAGGGTTGTCCTCCATTACCCGGATACTTTCATCTAGTAAGATGGTGTTCTTAAAGTGATCAAGAGGGGTAATTCCGCCTGACCAAAATGGGTGGTCGGCAGCAGTACCTGATACATACTTTGCCCACTTTTGGTGGTAATTTTCAGTTTTCGCTTCGCCAGCCTTTAAAAACTTTATTCCAGACCCGGCGTAACCCTCACCCATTGGCACGGCTTCATACGAAAACTGATCTACAAAAACATCAAGTTTGCCAGCTAGTGTAACAAATTGGTGATAGTTTTTTTCAGTTGGAAGAAACTCGGGGTTGTCAAAAGTTATCTTATCGAAGGTGTTGACTTCCATTGAAATCGCATGATGATCAGGCAGAGTGTGTTCTGGTATATAATCTGGCTTTATAGCCTCCTCGTATGATTCGAGCTTGTTTTGAAAAATTGGAGAAGTGTGAAAGCCTATAACGTCTTCCGGATGAGAATCTGGTCTTATATACCTCGATACATAATCGTAATATTCTCTTTCTAGTTTTTCATCTTTAGCGATTATCTCAGAGGCTTTTTGGAAGACCCCTTTGATCTGTACAAGATGCTCCGGAAGGGTTTGATTGTTTGGATATCTTATTTCAAGTATCTCTCTTATAGGCTTTCCCTTTGTATAAGGAGAGGACTGTGGCGAATTGTAGAATCTACTAATCCTCCAGACACTGTTTACATCTGCAACCAAATCATTCTGCTTTTTCTGAACCACCGGAGTGAGTGGACTTTGTCCATAGTAGATGTCTCCAAGATACCAAGAATTCTTGTGATGTATGAGTTGGTAGTTAAAATACTGTCCATAAAAAGCGCGGTCAATATAATCGTCAATCGGACCCATTGAGCCGTCTGTGGAAAACGCCTTCCCGATGTCGCTCATAAGAGCAATTCTTTCAAATCCGTAGCCTTTAGCCTTAAAATCATTAATGCTTTTTAAAAACTTTATTTGCCCGCCATGGTCGGTAACTTCGTTCGCCCAGATTCTACCAAGAAATAATCTAACAAAATCCGATAAAGGTTCTGGTCCCAGCGTCCCCCACGAATCAGTTAAGGCTCTTTGCCAAACAAGATGTCCTCCAACTTCTGATTTATAAAACTTTGCTATGTCTAAGATACCGGATATGTATGGTGAATACGTATCTTTATTTCCAAAAACAGAAGCCTCTCTATTAAAAATATGATATTTTCCCTGTAAGATAGGCCCATAGTTGGATAGAAAACCGAAATCACCGCCTTTGGTAGTTTGGCCAACCGCAGGGTTAGGATTAAATAATCTTTTTTTATCTATAATATTAGCCATTTATTAGTCCTTAATAAGAAGTGGTAGTCATTGTTGCTGCGCCCTGCGTTGCTCCTGCCGTTGTCGTTGGCGTTCCAGAAGGAGTCAAAAGAAAGTACTGATTATATACAGGATAGTCAAGCTGATTTATGCTAGGCCTGCCCATCTTTTTATTAGTCTCCTTTATAATCCTGCACAGATAAGTATTTGTATCATTTAATATACTATCAGTTAAGGGCTCAAAAATAGGCCGTTTTATTTGAGCCCCTTCTGTTCCTTGTTCATAGCCAGTCATAACCTCAACTTTATATAAATTTATAAAATTTTGATAAAACCAGCCAAAGTTTCCTTGATCCCCTGAATAATTCAAGATATTAGTGCCACTCTCTGTAGAGTTTGCAATTATTAAAGCCTTGGTTTGTGGCGGTAAAGTGTTTAAAGTTGTATCATCCGGTGGGCAATGGGTTGCGATGCGTATTCCGCTAGATCGATTTCGAAGATCATAGTATGTCCTCTCAGTATAGCGATTGATTTTTTCAGTTGCATTGCTTATGGTTGCTATATCTTTTATCTTATCTGCCACAATACTATACTTTTCTTTCTTGTCGTTTAATCTCAAAACGTTTCCAGCATCGAGTCCTTTAATTGGTGCTTTTTCATCAACTTCTGAAATTAGATTGTCAGTTTTCTTTGATTTCTTTCTTTTTGGATAGAAATTAAAAGAGGAATCATTCGACGCGGTTTTCTTTGAAGACCTTATTTTCTCTAAAGAGTTATAATCTGAAATCTTCGCAACAATCTTATTTTGTTCCCTTAATTCACTTGTGTCCTTTGGGATGTGAGAACAATCTACTTCGTCTTTTTTCCCAAAGGAAACCTTTAAAGGGCTAAAATATTGATTACTGGGAGATGCGGCAATCTCTATCTCATCAACAATTGCGCTTGTTGGTAACTCCCTGAAATATTTGTTAAATTCGTTACCTCTTCTTTCTTTAAATTTAGTTTTAGACACCGATGCTAATGATAGCCTTCCAGATTCAAAGAAATCAAAGACCCTTTGTCCGCAATTCTCTTCTGAATTGGCATTGTATATGGTCTCAAACGTCTTATCAATCCTTAGAAGACGAGCACTACCTTGCGCAAATGTTTCGTTTGCTGGTCTAACCGTATTTTTTAAGCTCTTGTTTGTAGGTCCCGACCTTAATGAATCATAATCTTTTTCGAGGATATGAATGTTATCTCCCACAATTGATAAAAATTCGTTAATTAACGATGGAGAACTTTTTCTCGGATGGATCATTCTATAGAGATCTTGCCATGGAAGATTCCTTCTATTAGAGTGTGTTAGAAATGAAACATGTTTTACATATTCTTTTAACGCAGAGGTTATATTGGCTTTCATTTTGTTTTCAAACTCAATCACGAAATCTTCATCAAACTTTTTTGCTACTTGATTATATCTTTTCTGCGAGGCTCTTAAATAATAATCTTTAAAAACACCATGCAAATTTTGAACTTTATGCAGTGTCTCTTTCAACATGTCAACTGTTGGGTCCAGCATTTCTAGTGAAACAGTGTAAGAAAAAGTACCCTGCAGGTCTCCAGCACTTGAAATGTCAATTCCGCTAAAATATCGCACACCAATAGGATTAAACACACCGAAGACAGTCTCACTTATACTGCCCTTTTCTACTAAAGTGTCTGGTATGTTTGGCCCTATTTTATCTTTTCTTTTGAGTGTTCTCTCATAGTATGTTCGCGGGATCAGCCTACCTCCCTCGTTTTCGCTTTGAGTCTCTGCAACAACTTGAGGAGACGATCTTTCGAAGCCCTCTCTTTTTTTCACAACCTTTAGACTAGAAATGTTAATTTTGTTTGAGATACTCTGTAGGCTTTGGGGATCTTTTAAGATCGCCGGATAAGCACAATTGTTCTTTAAATATGTCAAGGTATCCAATCCAAATAAGAATCTAGCCTTCTCATCAGAATCTCTAGAGATAAAGATATCAGTAAAATATGGAATCTTCTCTCGTTTTGAACTTATAAACCCGCTGGGTGTTTTATAACTTGTTTCACCGACCGTATCCTTTAAAGACCTGGTATCTATAACTTCTCTTACCGGCAAGGTCTGTTCTACAAATGGAAGCTCTGCTTCTAACAAAAGCCCACTAGACGTTATATAACGCCCATCTTGTGTTCGCTCAACAATATCTGTTGGAAGATTATTTTGAGTTGTATAGTATTTTTTACTCGTAACAATTTTACCTCCCTGCAGGATATTCTTTTTTAATAAAAAATCTACTTCTGGTACATCGTTTTCTTTATCGCGTCGAGAACTAAAAGGCACCAGGAACATTGTTAAATTAGTATCAACAGGGAGATCTTTAAATGTAGCCGAGATTGGTATTAAATATTTAGAACCGCCAGCACTATCCTGAAAACGAGGTAAGTCATCAACTGAATTTACTATAGATGGATCTATTTTAGCGATCAAGACTCTTCTTTTCTCAGGATTATATGCAAGCCTGTGTACGTGAGGCGGAGCGCCTTCGGCTCCATACAAGTCTTGACAATTTGGATAACACTCACTTTTTGCTGATTTTATATTATATTCTTGTACTTTATGCACATGGTTTATCATTGGCTCCGAAGGGTGATATGCTTTTTGAGTCATACCAGTACCTTTATAGTCCAACATATATTCATGTCTGTGTCCTGCATTTTCAGTTGTCACACCATACATGATGTTCGAATCCTTATCTCCTCTGTTTATCCATAAATCTTTTATAAGCATATGTCTTGGCAAAGACAGTGAGTTATTTATAAATTGCGGTTGTGTGCTCAATGCTATAAAAAAGTTCGCAGAACTTATGTCTCTTAAGTTTCTTGCAAAGTTTGCTGCTGGTAATCTTGAGAATGCTTTTGGTATACTGACCTCAGCATCAAACTCAATTTGAAGATCCATTTTTCTTTCAGATGAATCTTTTAGATAGAACCTAAAATTTACTAGACGTGGTAACATTAGCAAGGCTCCTCAGTGTCGTCTGATGTTGCATATATATCTTTTGATTTTACATTTGGTAGTTTCGTATCACAAGCAATTATCCTGTCATTTAATCTATTTCTTTTCTTGTCGAAACTTTCCGCAAGATCCGATGCACAAATTATATCTTCAGTTATTTCCTCATCCACATAAATGTCAACCCAGTACTCAACATGTTCTGGTGTGATTTCGCTATGGATGTTTGGATCATAAAAAGCCAACGGTTTATACCCTTTACTTATAAGGTAGGTTTCTGGTGCTGCAGCATCTCCTGTGTTTACTGTGAGATTTACATGCTCTTCAATTAAAAATTCAATATCGAAATTCTCTCTTAAAAAGTCAACATTCTCTTCCAGAACTTCCACAAGCATATAATCGTTCTTAACCTGCATTACTGAGCCGTCTTGATATGGGCCTCCTGGTGGAGTGTGCCCTTGTGAGAAAAAATCAGCCATCGCTTCCGCAGCGTTTTCTGCTCCGTCCAAATCAATCTCATTATAATCAAGGCCATAATTGATGCTATCAACATCTTTTTCCATATAGTTTTTAGTCAACTCGCCTGTGTTGGGATTGATATAGGTTACATAGGATTGGTTCTCTATCGTCGTGGTAAGTTGTGGTATTCTAACTATATGTTTTCTGTTGTTCGCAGAATATTCATAATAGTCATAAGAAGAGAGAAGGCTATTATTATAATATGTTACCTTCCAAGAAGGGTGATACTGAGAAGATACCGCAGAGTTTCCCATTGGTTCTGGTAAATACTCATCCCTTATTATGATTTTTTGTTGAGGATTGTAATAATTTACCTGCTTTGTCCTTTGTTCTTCAAGTCCTCTAAAGTTGTGTTGCGACTTTATTCTTGGTATCTCTTCTATTCTGTTCTCGCTTTCATTTTGTTTTTCAAGGACGCCGCCTGATTCGGAATCATATGTGATATCATCATCAAAAAAAGCATAGTAAACCGGTTTAAACTTCCCCAAAGACAGCAGTCTCTTGCCGTCCTGTGTCAGTTTGACATCTAATACTTCTTCTTTTCTATTAAAAAATTCCATTTCTACCAGTAATTATCCCAATTTGCTAAATTTCAGCCCATAAAGGCTCCCTGTAATCATTCTGATTCAGATGGCGGCATTTCTGTTTGCATCGCAACATAGGTTGTTGGTGCAGATTTGCTTGTTCCGTTTGAATCTGAATCTCCTGACTGTTTCGTTTGCATCCCCATATAAGTTGTTGGTGCAGACTTGCTTGTCCCCTTTCCTTGTTCTGTTTGCATTCCCATGTAGGTTGTTGGTGCAGACGCCTCACTGGTTCCATCTCCAGGATCCTGCATTGAAAACTTAAGACTACTTTGAAGGGTCTTACTAGTAAACTCTGCTTCTGCATCCAGTTTCGCCAACTCGACAAGCGAAAAGAAGTCATAAGGCCAATTATAACTATAAGTAGGAATTTTGGACTCACCACCAATCTGAAGCTTAAACCCAAATCTGTCGTCATCAGTTGAGTCTGCTGTCGTAGCGAAATAGTTAAAGTTCGCTCTTTGTTTTACCTTAAATACCATCCATTGTGTTTCGGGTGGAAGTTCTTCGCCAGAAAAGAACTCGTTTTTAGCCATGACGTGCGAAATCACAACTTCTTCTTTTTCAGCAGTTGTCGATATTTTTGGCGTAAGGTTTTGCCAGATATCGGATAAGTCATCCCTGTCTAATCTATGAGTAAATTCAAATATATACGCAACGAATGGCTTCACATTCTTGTTGTTTAAAAAGTCTAGGTGTGGAGGGAAAACATATTTCTGCATCGACTCAACCATATTAGTGATTGATTCTCCAGGAATCTTGTTCTTGCTCTGCAGAATTCCAACTTGCTGTTTAGTTGCGACTCCCAAAACATAGTCAATTTGAGACTTTAAGACTGGGAAGAACCTTCTTTTCCTCTTCTTTTCTATAAATGGGATCGCTACTATCGCTTCAGATATTAATTTTTCATCAGCAACCTCTCCAACTCGCTTCTGTTCAGGACTAAACCCGCATACGTCAATTAAAGAACCAGTTGTTGGCTGAACGCCTATGGCATTTAGATCTGCTCCGGTAGATGGAAAGCTTTCTTTTATTCTCATGAAGATCCCTTCTTGCCCAGTTGGAGCGGAGCCATACGCTCCCCAAATTGATTTTGTTGCGACAGAACTTGTTAAAACATTAAACGGTGCTCCAGTGTTCGATGGATCGTACGCAACTTGTGCATCATATAAAGTTCCAACATTTGAAGAGGACACATTAATTGTCGGACATTCAAATTTAGGACTTATAACCCAAACATCGTTTGCTGAACTAATTGAATCTTTAATTTTATCTGCTACAAATTTACCATCTGCGGCCTTTTCAACGCCATATTCAATCTCTTTCAATCTTGTTTTACCAAAGAGGTTTATTGAGGAAGAAACCCTCATTTGAGACAAGCCTGCTGCTGCACTAAGCTCTTTTGACCTTTGAAGAACGTTTGTCATATATGTATAACTGGATGTAAACAGGGTTTCCACTTTAGCCCCGGCTAGTATTTCATCTAAAGTAAAGGTCTTGCTCTCATTATCCAAAAGGAAGTCTTTCTTATGTGGGCTGAAGGCTAGTCTAGCAATTGCTGCTCCATAAAAATATGGAGGAGTGTACGGAGCGAATGAAGGGTCGATGTTATTAAACTCCATGTTCATAGTTACCTGCCCTGCTGGAACAGCGTGAACAGGCATTGTTTTTACAGGGGGTCCATAAATAGCACCCCTATAGTTTGCAAAATATCGGTCGCCACCAGCAGAAACACCAAAATCTTTTGCCACGCCTGCAGCAGAATTATAATCTACTTTAAATTGTACATGTGATGGTCCCTCTGATAGTACAAAATTATCCGTTTTATAAAGCTCAACATCCATATAATAAGTTGTTCCTGAAACCATTGGTTTAAACTTGCTTTCTGGAGCGGACGTAAAAGATTTAAACTTTTGATTTTGAAGAAAGAAGTTAGGCACTTCTGCTAAGAAGTTGTGCATCGCAAGTGAATATTGTGGCTTACTTTTACCATTCCAATCAAAGAAGATGTGTTGTTGAGATCCTGAGTGTGGATATAGAAGGCTTATTCTATAATCCGGGAATCCACTGTCTGAGGCTCCTGAAACAGGTATATATCTTTGTGGCTCAACCAGTGCTTCAAAAGGCATTCTATAATCAAAGATACCCCCTCCTCCAGCAGTATCAACTTGGGGGTCTCCTGCAAAACTAAAAAATGAGAAATGTTCTCCGTCAACTCCATGCTCTGGAGGGGTTGAGGCCGTAACATTAACAGAGCCCGTACACACCGGCCAGTCCACAGCAATCCCCGATTTTACAGTGTTATACATGATTCCTGGTGCAAAGAATGGCTGTAATAAAGATTGTAGTTTCTCTGCTTGTTGTGCATCTGGTGTAAGACTGGTTATTTTAGAACCGCCGATGAAAGGTCCGAACGACTGAGATAAAAGTCCTCCAAGTTGCACAGTTCTCAAAACGGGATAAAACCCCTGATATGGTAACAGTTTTTTAACACCGTTGCATTTAAGAGTCAGCCTAGAAAGTCTTGCATTATCAAGATCTTCCGAAACTTCTGCGAAATGTTTCATAAAGTCAGAATGTGAATAAGTTGTAAAGAAGTCCTCATTATAGGATCCCGTACCAGCCGCATCTGCACTTGCAGATACCTTCGCTCCCTCAAGTGTTAGAAAGCGATTATTGAACGAGAATCCGTTGTCAACGTAGTAGTCCATATGTTCAGAAATCCTAAACTCTGGTATGACTGTGTGATCTTGTCCCATTCCTTTTATATCCTGAGCGTAATCGTCATATGAATCATACCAAGGATTTTTACCGGCAAATTCACTAGTTCTATAGAAATTATAGTTAAGATTCCAAGATCTATTGTATTCCATTCCCCAAAGTTTAGTTGTGCCAGCATCACTAGACCAATTAACAAAATTTGGATAGATAAACTGCTGAGATGCCGTCGGGGCTGTTGCCGTAAGATAACCAGCGCCTCGACTTGGTACAGTATCTGAGGTACCTAATGCCGCAGACACATGAAGGATCCCTCTAAATCTTTTATTTCCACCTGGATCGCTAAGTTGAGAGAATGCGTCTTTTACAATCGTAAACTCTGTAGGGGCCATCAACTCCCCATTGATCCCGTTATAAGTTGATAACTTTGATGTTGAGGTAGAACCAGAAACATAGTACCCATCTAAAGGCCATACACTTAAAGCGGGCGGCTGTACAATGGAGGCGTCAAGAACGCCGCCTAGTGAAGAAGAATATGCTCCAACATTTAGAACTTGTAATTTATCTGTAGTATTCTTTGCTGTCCCCGAAGTTCTCTTTCTGTCTGTGACACCGTCTCTCCAGAAAGTTCTTTGATCGCCCAATCGAGAAGAGTCTATTTGCGCCTGCGTCTCTGTATATGAAATTCTTCCTCTTGCTTTTGCCAAGAATGCGTTTTCCTCTCTAGGGTAAACCGTTTCAGAGTATGTTAACTTGCTGAGTTGTAGTTGGTTTGATGGGCTTTGTATTACCGACTTAAAAGAATCATATTGAGTCTTTTTAGCCTTTGCTACTTGATCCAGTCCAAGTTTATAATCTAAAGTATCATCTGGCATAAACTCTAACTCATTTCCAAATGACTGATCTATTTCTACAGGCTCCTCGCCTGGGATCTCAACTTCAAACTCAACTGGCTTGTATTTATTCGTTACGGAGGTAACCGTAAAGCTTCTTATATCTCTTTTCAAACGTGGATCATTTGAGTAATTGGTAAGTTCTGGCTTGTTAGGTAAGGCATCTGTTTCTATAATATCAAGAACGTTGTTTTTTCTTTGATATCTTACAATAGGGTGACTGTCTTTAATGTTTAATTTCCAACTCGCGCCTTGATATGGGCCGCTTCTATGCTTCATCAAGATGTTAAACCGATTTCCCACTGCAAAAGAGCCAGCAGAGATTACATCTGAATTTCTGTAATCGACAGAAGAACTTAATGTATTGCTCGCGGTTAAAACGGTATCAACCACAAGAGTGTTGAGACCAACAGCATCTGAAAATAAATTACCATATTTTGGAAACTTTCCTTCGGAAAAATCGATTGCAGGTTCAAAACCTCCTGCGCCAGAAACCATGCCGTCATAAGACTTATTAGTCGATGTAAACTCAATTAACTTGTGATTGCTTTTAATCGAGGAAGTTACCCAAGCATATTGCAACTCAGTTCGTGGAATAGCATGATTAACAAAGTAGTTATTAAATACGGAAGCAGTAATATTTCCAGCAGTAGAGTTTTCTATTCTTCTAATAACGTTTCTGTGTGTCTTATGGTAAGAGGCTGTAGTTTCATAGTCTGACGCCCCAACTGTTCCGTATTCACCATCAACGCCGAAACGGCCTGAACGTCTTGAGAGGACCTGTCTTAAGCCGTCATTGTTGGTATGAAAATCTGTCTTAACAGAGATATTCATCGGGCCATTGGTATCTGTGGATGCTTGGCTTCCAGAACTGTTCAGAACATTATGGTTTCTGAATGTGTGAACATTGTAGACTGAAAGCTCTTCTGCTGCTGTATCAAGATATCCTCTCGAACTTACTTCAAAACCTCCTGGTGCGGAGAACCTCTCAACTATTACCTTATTCTGAGTTGAACGAACTGGAATTGAGAAGTCAAGAGACCCTGTAAAATAGGGTACTTCTGCGGTTGAGGAAGAAATATTGCTTGCATTCAAAGAGAGCCATTTATTGTTTAATCTTCTTCCTGAAGTTTGCGCAAGTTCATATACATTCTGATAATTACCTATGTTTGTTCCTGGAGAATCCGAAGAAGCGGTTGTCATTTGTATATTTTCAATGTTTATTGGAGATTTTGTTCCTTTATTAAAGAATGATCTCGGCAAGTTATAGTTTATTGCACCATCTAAATCTGAATCTGCGGGGAAAATTGAGATATTTGCTTTATCGCCGCCAGCATAAGTAGACTCTAGATGTGATGCAGATCCTGAAATTCTAAAAAACTCTGGTCTCGTTAATATTGTATCGTTAACGGAGTCTCCAACAGGCTCTTTTCTGTGTGGTCTTCCGCCAACAAATCTTTCTGTGAAAACGCTCTGTAATGGTTTTTCATATCCGATATCGTAATCTTGGTGAATGTTTGTTATTTCAACGCCAGAACTATTTGTGTAAAAGGCTGCTATACCTTCTAGAAACTTATTACTCTTAACATTAGTTGCCTTACTTATAACTTCCGGAAATAATCTGACCTTCGGGTTTTTTGTTGTTGGCTTCTCAAAACCTTTCAGTGTTACGGAACCCGAGACGACTAATATTCTAGTACTTGGCTTGCTATCTGAATCAAGACCTCCGAAAATGGTGGCCGGATTTAGCGCGTCGGTTTGTCCTCCTGTATCTGAAGGTTGATTATGGCCCCCTTTGATTATAACTCCCGGCGACATTTTTAAGTCTACACTGAAATTGTCACCAGCCCCATTGAACACTCCAAGAGTTGATGCGTTACTGAACTTCGCCGCTAGGAAATCGGAGCGTTTAGAATCTACGGTGCTGTTTCCGCTGGTGTTGCTTTCATCGCTATCGCCAGGATCATGTCTTGAGTGCCAACCGTGTCCATCTGCGTCTCCTGTGTCCTTATTGTTGTCTGGACCGGCGTTTCCTTCCCGGTCCTCATTGAATCCAGGAGGTTTAACACCTTCGTCGGTCCACTGTTTTCTCTTACTTAAAAAATCATCCCTATCAATCTTAGCTTCTATGTCTGGTGGTAACGCGTCGGCAACAGTTCGAGTTGCCTCTGCATTAGGCACACCATCAAGTCCAATTACGGTGGGTCGACCAGGTTGATGTTTCTTTGAGATTCTGCTTCTCTGCTCTATCGTTGGATACTTATTCCAATATTTATTTCTTTCTAAGACATGACTCTCAACAACTGTTCTCAACCTATCAGAGTGGTCTGCAGAAGCAGGAAACAACTGTTGAAGCATCTCTCCGAGCGAACTATCGAGCCATCTATAATAGGTTACATACTTGTCCAAGTCTGGGGTGTTCTTAACTCTTTGGAAAAACAACTCTCTTAGTTTCTCCATATGCTTATAGTTCATTCGGTATCTGTTAACATTCTCACCAATTAAATTGTTAAAGCCCTTTATGGTTGCAAAGAAGTTTAACATCTCCTCAGAAATACTTTGATACATACTCTTTTCAATTGCAACATAATAGTTTGTTGGTCTAGTCTCTCTGGTGAAAGTTACATCATCTTGCGTCAGAACATTGACCATGTCTGCGCTGTTGATCATTTCTGGTCCCTTCTGCTCGAAAGAATTCAAATATACAATATCATGCGAAGATGTTGAATTTGTTGGGAATTTATCTCCACGAGCGGTGTGTTGATGCTCGATTACGTTCTCTATCCACCCATACCTGCCTGGAACAGGCATTGTTTCCACTTTCCCATCACTATCAAAAGTTGTATTAGCCGAACCAGACGATGCGTCTGCCACAAAAAACTGTCCCGATGCATTAGAGCCCGTTATTTGATTAAAGTTCCAATTAAGAGCCAGTGTCTTAATTTGTGGAACTCTCCTAAATTGGCCCTGTGCGATAGACTCATTTAAGTAAGTTTGCATATCAGCATCTGCATTTTCAAACAAATAGGCGCTTTCATATGGATATAATGTTCCATAATTTGAAACATCTTTTGCATGTGCATCAATGACATCATTATTAATATAATCCATCCATGCTCTAACGGATGACACTTTAACATCAGAACTTTGTTGTATGCTACCTGTAAAATTCTCTCTATGTGCTCCTGCAAAAATCTTTTTTGGAGAACTTAAAAAGTTGTCTCCTGCTTGATGTGTCATAGTTCCACTTACAAAGAACTTGTGTTGTGCAACGTTAGAAACCATATTCACTCCGTAGAATTCTACATCATAGTGATTCACAGCAGTCCCCCCATCTGAACTGCCGCTCACAGTATCAGAAAACAGGTGGGTATTCGGCTTGATTCTTACCGCTAAATTCCATTTTAAGTTATCATAAAGGTTGTGTATCAAACTGCTTGTTAGTTCTGGAATAAACCCTGCTCCTCTTGAGCCTGTTAACATAAAGAATCCGTTAGCCGAATTTGCTTTATCCCTAACGGTGAAGACTTGGAAGTCAACATAGTCAGTGTTGGCACTCGTTGTCCAAGAATGATCAGTTCCGACTCTTGGTCGATGTGCTCCAAAGATCGAGGATGTTACGTCAGAATAGTCGTGGTATCTTGTTCCTCTTATATCATATTGTTTAGGTAAAACGATCTCACATTCAAATGTTTGCCCCAATCCGTTTTCTGGGAAGGTATTGCTTGGTGTTGATGCCTCTAGAGATCCAGTGATATATCCTATCGATTGCGGTATGGAACTTGTGTGTTGATATATTACTGCTCCGTGATTGTCTGCTCTACTAAAGTCTATACACTTCTTAGCAACCGATCTTTGGACGAATCTATCTTTTAATTCAAAATCTAAATTATTTGCATAGAGATTAATTTTAATCAATTCGTCATCTACGCCAAAACATCTAATTAAATTTCTGAAGGCATTCTCTGTTCCCTTTGCTTTATAGATCGAAGACAAGTTATTATAAATGTTCTTGTAAATAAGGTTTTTAACATCGTGAAGATCTTCACTAAACAATCTATCTTCATCTCTCTGTAAGAAGTTCTCTAAAACATCTGCATCTGCAAATATTTCAGATGTAACAAACCCTCTATGTTCTAATAATTTATCAGCGAAAGGAACCGGCTTGAATATATTACCGCTAACGCTGCTTGTCACATAACTATTTGATTTTATATCAGTTAAAGATTTAATCTGCAATGATAGGGTGTCGAAATAACTTGCCATTATTTGAGTTAATTTTAATAATTGCTCGCCACCGTCGCTATCCTCTGATGTTATCCACTCAGGAAAACTATAGTAAATCGAACCAGCATTTCTTTTATCATACTCTCGACCGACATATTTCTTTTCATTTACCAGCGAATCTACGTCTGGGTGGTAAGAATATATGATTGGATCTTTAAATTCTGTTAAAGATGCGCTCGACTCCACAATGGCCGATCCTGTATTTCTTGAGTTTGCGGAATAACCTGTCCACTCTCCATTTGAAAGACGGCCAGCATAATCTAAAACAACTGCATCTGTCGCAGTAACTCCCGTTATACCTTCATTAAACTTGAAATACACGCCCAATTGTGTGTTTGCTTCGTCAATATTGGTGCCAGCACCTACAGGCTGCCTCATATATCTGCCTATCAATTCTGTTGGCCTCTCTACTTTCCAGAACCTAAACTCGTCAATAGAGCCTGAGAGCTTTCCATAGCCTCTCATCTTTTGCATGTCTTCGCCATTTGCATAAGTTAACGATTGAGCGGCGTTCGTACCAGAAACAGAAGCAACCAGAGACCCTACGGTAGCGACCATTGCTCCACTAACATAGTCAACAGTAGAACCGGTTACTACGGTGTCATCGCATTCGCCATCGACAAAAAGCTTAATTTCTAAACTCGCTGAATTTGCTTGCTCGGATAGTGCCTTTGGGTGATGAACTTTACCTAAAGATCCCGTAGTTTTTACAGTAATCGCAAAATGGTGCCAGTCATCATCAGAAATAAGAGCCTTAGTTGCTGTATCTCCAATGGGAACATAATACGCTCCATTGGTACCAGACATATAGGTTATTCGAAACGGCTGTGTATCGTCATCTTCTGAAAATTCGACTCTCATTCTCGCATAATCTATACTGGAACTTATGCTGCTAGTTGTATAACAATCAAATATGACCTCGTTTGTCGCTACATGGCTACCCTCTTTAACGAAATTAATCTTTTTCAACCAGAACTCTACAGTATTTCCTTCTATGCCGCCAATTTTAAGATTTGATTCTCTATTTTTGGAAAGATCAAATAAATTTGCTCCGCGAGAACCAGACATACGCTTTTCAATGTCTGGAAATGAGTCTTTTATCGAATCATTATCGGGATCTGGGTTCGGCCCTCCTTTAAAAAAGATATATTCTTTTGTACTTGATAAAACGTACTCATAAGCAGTAGAGATGGTTGCGGCTGCAGATCCCCATGACCCTGGTGTAATAATTCCATAACCATTTGTTCGAGGATACCAGTTTTCAAATATATGCAAATCAAGATAAGAAGAACTATTCATCCATGCGCTTTTTTCATATCTTGACCCATCATAAGGATATGTCTTAAACACTCTCTCGATTGAGGCTACATAATATTCTTCTGCAGATCCAAATTTAACAAACTCTTCAGGGTTGGTGTAGTCAAGCTCTGGTTGAAATCTTGTCTTCTCGTCCAGAGATTCGTTAACAAACCTCTCAGATTCCGCAGTTTTGCCAATCTCATCTAAAGTCTTTGATGTTAAAACTTTCTTAGGGGGTTCATTAAAAAGATCCTTAATACTCATAGCGTTTACTCAACCCTAAATTTAAAAGTCTCTGGTTGCTCTAGATATTTGCCGTTTACAAAGTAGACAAATTTGACTCCATAAGCATATCCCGACTCAAGAAGAGTCATATCCAGATCAAAATAACTACCAGATACATCAAATGAAAGTCTCGTATAATCAGATGCTGAACCAGTTGCTCCTGGTGAACTGCCCGTGCCGTATTCAATCACGTCCACTGCATCTGTAACTCTAAGAATTTTATAGTATGCATCCTCTACGATTAAGTTTTCTACGTCTCTTGAGGCTACTTTATAAATGTTTGGATTCCAGTTTCTATCTCTAGTGTAAACTCTGAATCTTACGTTTTCTTGGTCTGCGTAAGAATCTTTTAAGTTTGTGATTTTTGTCGTATAACGAGGTGTGTTGGCAATATTAAGACTATCGAGCGTTGTTGGCGAAATTGTTCCGGTATGAAATTGTGTTCCAACTCCTGCTGCTGCATCTGCGTCTCCTTTCCACCAAACATCAAACAACCTCGTTAAGGCGTCGTCTTGACCTGATGCCGCTGCGGTCAATGCAAAAGATGCCGTATATATACCCGTTTCTATGTAACCTCCTGTGACAACTTGATTATTTGCACTGCTAACGTTATGGAGGTCTGAAACAAGCTGTAGTGCAGAGCCCGTCGGACTGGAATTGTCGAGTGATCCGGAGTAAAGACTCACGTAAATTGCACCTGTGCCGACGTCGGGAATGTTTTGCAACTGACCCCTGACGACGTTGTACAAGTATATCGTATTAAGGTTGTCTTCTCCAGAAGAAAGAGAACTGCTATAAAAGAAGTTTCCTCTATCATCTTTATCTGTCGAGTCCCAACGTGCCTCAATACAGGGCCTTTTAAAAAAGAATTCTGTTCCTCTCGCAAAGAATTTCTTGGTATAATATGATTTTTGAGCACCAGCAGTGTTGTGTAGTAACTCGCTCGTATTTGCTCCTGTAGAGCTTGAAAAATACGATTCTTGAGAGGATGTAAGATAAATCGCCAAACCGTAATTTGACTTTGTTCCAGCCATCCACTCCTCAACCAGGCCAGTAATGTCCACACTCAAATCCTCATGTCCTCTATCAAAAGTTGCAACATATACAGGACTATCGTGGAAGTTTCCACCAATCGTGCCCCATGTCGTGCCCTCTGATGCGTATATCCAGTTAGTGCCTACTCCATCATTAGTTAAGTCGGAATAGCCTTCCATATCTAAACCATGTCCCTCCTCCCAAGCTTGAGAAACTGCAGATATGACGAGTGTGTAACTTCTAGGAAGAGTGAAAGCATGCTTCGCATTATATAAATTAAGATAAAACTGTACACTTCCAGTTGCCGGGATTGTACCGGCTGTTCTATCGGAAGAGATTGTACTTGTGGGGAACTTATACAACGCTCTCGATAGTTCTGGAGAATATCCAGTGGAACCTGATGCTTGTCCGTATATAGAGAATACCTCTGTAACGTCAGATTCACCCATATTTGAGCCTGTTCCTCTTGTGACTAGGTTTGACTCAAATGCGTTAGTAATCGTCGTGTCAGCGTCCGATATGTACCTTTTAATGCCCATTTATCGTACAGATCCTTTAATGTCTTTAAACGGATTTTTGATCTCAATGACAAAATCGTTTGGTATCATCAGAGAGCGTCCGTCAGATGTGATAGAATTCTCTACATCTAAAAATACATCAGAGTATCCGGTGCCCGATGCTAAAGAGATTATGACATCAAAAGTATCTACAACTCCAGGAACAGCATTAAGTGTTTGATATATTTCAGAAACCGAAAGGGGCTCTCCTATATTATAGTGTCCTCTTTCGGTGTATAATTCGTTTAAAGCGCTAACGCAGGCATTTAATATAGTATATTGATTAGAGCCCTTCTCTCCAAAAACAACAAATTCTACTTTGAGGTTGAGTATTTTTGCATCCAATATATCGATAGTATCGTTAATCATTTTATACTGATTTATCCAAGTCTTAAGATTTTCTTTTACCGTATTTGGAGTTTTTAATAACTTGCCATTAAAGTTTTCAGAAACAACATACATATTTAAGTTTCTTTTAAAAGAGTCTATGTCCTTCATTATCATGGCACGTTTTATTGCACCATATTGAGCCGGCATTCCATATGCTATGGATATATAATCCTGCTGTGTAACCGCTCTGTTTTGGCTTGCGAAATGCGCACGTATCATAACTTTAAGTTCATCCATGTTCGGAACTGTTCCGCCGCCGCCTGAAGCCTCTTCGTTTGTAACCTCAAGACTGTTTATCACAGTGTCTTTCTCTGTAGGGCTTAAACTTTGAGGAGTGTTAAATTCAAAAGTTGGCCTCATAACATTGTTAACCGTTCCGACAGCGACACCATCAGATCCTGCAGCATTTTTTCTATAAGTCACGCTCATCGTTGTATTAACTGGTGCAACGCCGAATTTATCATTCTGTATAAGTTTTGCTGGATCGAATGAAGTATTTGAAACGTAGTCTTTGCCGTGCAGGTCTAAAGCAATTTCAGTTGGGTCTGCGACAAATTTGTTATCTGGGTTAATATCTGATCCGTGACCAAACTGTAGCACCGTGTTCTGTAAATCTTTACTAACTGTATACCTTCTTGCGGCAATTACTGGTTTAAGAAGAGTCGGGGCATATTTTTTATCTGCATTTTCGTTTCTAATCTCTGCATAAATAACATTTTGAGATAAGTTCTCAACTTCGTAGTATTCGTTGCCCTCTGCGTCAAAAACTGAAATAACATCTGTCAGGTCCCTGTCCTCTATCACGATCCTTCTAAATTTAACATAGTTGCCAACATCTATGTTTTTTATGGCAAATTCGCCAGAAACCGCTCTTCCGCTTGCACGGATGGCATAATATGTGGGGGTTGTTCCAGCCGCGTTTGTTGAATGCACTATTACGTCTGTGTCATCGTCTGAAAAGTTGACGTCGTCTGTTAATGTAAATTGAGTTCCATTTTCAGAAGTAAACGTAGATCCTCTTTTGAGAACTGGAAGATAGTTTTCATCAGGGCCTTGACTATTTGAATTCGCTGGACAAGTGATGAAGAAGTCTAATTTTATTGTTGAAGAAGCGTTATGGGTAAACTTATACCCCATAGATCTAGCGTGCTTTAAGACGTTATCAAATTCATTTGCTGTATCTAAAAAAGACTCATTTACCTGATAATCTAGATAAAACGAAAGCATATCGCCTATGTAAGAGACCGAATCCAACATCATCGCCCCAAATGACGCATCGTTAAAATCCCTAAAGGTATCAGCATAATATCTCTTAGCGTGATCTATGAGATCTCTCTTAATACTGTCAAAATCTCTGCTTGTATATTTTATTGGTGTTTTGTTTTTGGCCATTCTTATTTTTCCGTTATCACTTGTAAAATCAAAGTAATTAGTTTTATTAAGCAGTTATCTCTAAAATTTCAAGGGAACTAAAAGGCAGTATTTTGTATATTATTCTCATGCCTAAAACATGCGAATCTAAATTTGCATTTTGGTGCATTTCGTCTCTTCCAAAAACGACATCCATTATCTCAACATGCGGTAAATAAGTGGCCACCTGAAGATCTATAGACTCTTTTATCGCTTCTTCCAAATAAACATCGTCTTGTTCAAACAAGAATTTTCTTATTCCGACGCCAAAAAACGGGTCCATCACACGTTCACCAGGTTGAGTTAAAATCAAGTTTTTCAAATTTTGCTTCGTAGTTTCAGCCACCGTCTTGTTCAACAAATACGCTCCATCTGATACGTCTGTTACAAGAGGCAACTTTGGTGATATGCCGGCCATTTTTTCAGTCTCCCATTATTACTATTTATTTAGCCTTTTAAAATTTGATGACAAAAGATTAATTAAAATCGCTATCGTCTAGTTCTGTCTTGCCATATGGATATTTATTTATGTACTCAATCATCGTATCTAAATAAGCTTGTGCGTTTGACATTATCTTTTCTTCGAACTCAGGCACCTCTTCAAAGTTCTCTTTAAATTTCCCCATTGTTGAAAGAAGCATGATTGCTGCGCCAGTTTTAAGTTCCAATATATTTTCTATAAGATTTTTATACTCTTCAGTCTCTCTCAAGCCCTCTATAAGACTTTCATAAGTCTCTCTTCCCCAGCCTCTGAATAAAAATGGATTATTGGCCATCTCTACATTAGATACATCTCCTATAAACAGAGGGTAGTGATCTAACGCTTTCATTATACCTCCTGGTGGGGATTGCATCTCGAACGATGCAAGAGGGAGTGTTCTAATTTTTGCACTTTCACCAGAAGCAGACGAAGGTTGCCATAATTTTTCATTAATCTTTTCCTGCATTGCCTCGCCAGACTGGTTAATGCCTTGAGATTCAGGCTGATTATAATAGGATGGCTCTTTTAATACAAAGTTATAACTTTTTACTGCCTCCAAGCCTTTAAGCAAGACTTTCGATGCGTCTGCAGCGGATGCATCTACTCCAATCGGTAGAATTTGTCCGTTATCGAATTCGGGCAACATCGGGTCCATTACAAATTTTTTGTATAACATCTCATCGTCTGATAAGTATGTGTCGTTGACGATCTGTGCGTCGGAAAGTACGTAACTAATTCTAACCCCAAAGTCAACATCACTTAGAAAGTCATCCATAAGTACTGGTGATGGGTTATCTGTGCCCTCATCTAACAACTCCACTGACTTTTGTTCCAAAAGATCTTGATCTTCTTTTCTTATTTCGTAAATTTTATGTATTTTTACAGGCTGTGTTTCTACAATAACTATTTCGCTGTCGTTGTCCCAAACGTAGTCGCCACCTACTTTTGCAAAATACTTAGTCTTCTTTTTGTCTGCGGTTGTAGAGGCTTCAGGCCATTTTATTCCAGCTTTTTTCATACCCTCCACTGTCAAACCAGGCAATTCTGGAGTAATATATTGGGATTCGTCGGGACTTTTCTTTGTTATCAAACTCACTTTCTCTCCCGGTACAACCCTAACTATAGAAGGTACTTTTATTGTTGATGTAACGACTTTATAACTGGGCTTTACAGATTTAACTCCGCAATCTTCATTGAAGTATAGTTCAAGACTCGGATGATTAATATCCATAAACTTAAAACTCTTGGTCTCTCCTATATCTATTTTTGCCCAGTGAGATAAAATGGCATTGTTCAACGTCCACTTTCCCCCGTTGCCTACTACAGTGTCCAAAACATATCCTGACACTGTCATATCTCCTTCCCGTTGAATCCAGGGGCCATATGGGTATGTTTCCCCTGGAAAGTACCAAGGATCCGAACCCGTGCTCAATTGGTGGAACGTAGTTAAGAGTCCATACATTAGCCCATTGTGGTAATCGCTGTCATTACGCCAATTTGTAGCATTAATCCTCCAAAAACCAACATCAACGGAATTGGCAGATTCATTGTCACCGGTGGCAGTGCCCCAATGGGGATCGTTTCTGCAGTCTCCAATTGGCAAAACATCTCCAGAGGGTAGATACCTATCCTCTGGTCCCGCGTCTGTGCCAACCACCCCCATCCATTCATCTCCATCGCCCTTATAAACCTCCTGCACTGATATCCTTAACATCTCCGAATCGTCAGTCATAAGTCCTCGGGACATCACCGTCTTCGGGTTAAAGACAGACGGGGTGGAGTACGCTGCGTTGGTAACCACTTTTCCAGTTGCTGGATTTATTGGTTTGTGGTTCCACTCGTAAATTCCTCCCTCATCCACTTCTGTATCAAGTGCGAAATCATAGGGGGATTTTCCCACTTGTGGGCCATCAAGATAGGCAGACAATTTACCTGCATGCTCTCCCGTTTCAGAATCATAAACAAAAGGGGCTGCATAGAAAAAAGGTCTTGGATTTGAATCGCTCTTTTTTCCATCAATAGCATTTGTTATAGTAAATTCTTGAGTAGAATACCATGCGACTGGTTGTAAGGTATCTATAGATCCTGCTTCGGAACCCTCACCTTGATTGGCTTGCATTGATGGGTAAAAATTATAAAAGTCAAAGGTATTTTTGAAAAAAGTCTCCCACTCGGATTCATTAAATGTTCCGCCCTTTTCTTCCACTGCTTGTAAGAGTTTGGAAATTATAATTCTCTTGAACTCTGGAAATCCAACTATGACCTTTTCTGTGTCCGGAATGGTCATGTTCTCTTCTTCCTTTAAAGAATGGGGCTTCCCATAAATCGAATCTCCTTCAGGGAAAGATGTGTAATAAACGGGAAAATCACCATAAAGCCAAGCGGTTGGAACTTTAGCGTATGTCTCAAAAATAAAACGTCCTGGCTGACCCTCATCTCCGAGCAACTGTTCATATGTATCAAGTATGCTGCTCTCCACTTCATCGCCAATTTCGAACCACTGATTAGACCAGCCGCCAAGTACTTCGTCTCCCGCTTCAGGAGCCTTGAGGTGCCACCACTGTCCTTTATCTTTTACCTTATCTGCGTCAACGTTGTTTGTCCAAAGTCTCGAAATTCTAGTTTTAATATTAAAGTTTTCTTGAAGAATTTCAGTAGCATCGTCAGCATCAAACGCGGTAAAGTCTCCCGGATTATAAAGCCTAGTGTTTCTCGAAGGAGCATCCATGACCAGAAGACCTTTTGTGCTATTGTATATCTTTAATAACGAATTAGGGGCAGAGACTGCGCCTTCGGGTGGTGCTGGTAAGCCGAGCGCTTTAGCTATTTTTTTATCAATGCCCTCTAATAAAGTTTTTCTTATGGTGTCAATGTTAATTCTTTCGCTGATCGCATATTTTTCAAATATCTTTTTATTAAATTTAGAAATTTGATCGTCCTCTTGGAAGACAGTCTTTAAAAACTCGTTCATTAATTGAGATTCACTAAAGATATCCTCCAAACTTACTTGACTAGAAAAAGACGGAGCATAAACAATCATTTCCAAAATTAAGAAGGCTATAACACAATAAATAAGAGCCTCCTGAACTGAATCTCCTATTGCAGATGGATTTGAATCTGGATCAGCAAAATCTGTTTTCTGGAGATATACACTAACCGCTTCTTGACTTATTTTTTTAAGTTGTTCAATAGGGAATATTCCTGAATTTTCTAAATCGAGTGTTTGATACTGTTTAAGATTCTCAAAACTTCCTTCTAATAATTTTACAATTTCGTTTAAGCCTGAGTGCTTCATTGCCGTCCACAATCTTGCCATTGACGTGATATCTAGAAAGGACTCAATTGATTCTTTTTGATAGTATGTACCAGGTAAAACATCCGGGCTCTTATCTGTTACAGAAAGGGCTGCTGCACTATTTTGGAAATCCACATAAAGTCGATCACTCAGTTGGTTTCTTAAAAGAACGTATTCAGCGCACTTATTTTCGTCTACCCACTGTACTATACCACCTGGGAAATCTGCTCCGACCACCATCTCTATATCAGAATAGACACCCCCTTTGTTTTCATCGCTTTGAAAGTTGGTGCCTTCTGGATCATATATACCTTCAGAAACCCAAGAATTGTTACCTCTCTGATCTAACCATTGAATATTGAACATATTAATTTGATGTTCTGGTTTTCTACCCCAATTGTCTGAAGATAATTGAGTAAACTGCATTGTATAATCTTCATAGCGGTAAGCAGGAACGGGATCGATAATTTGCAAGGACAGTGTGATTTTAATATCTTCTAAAACAGATTCTTCGATGTTCAATCCTTTTGTTTCCAATATTAATTTCGAACCAATTGAGGTTGCTCTAATATACTTTCCTAAATCAAAGTCTGTGTACGCAAAATGACCAATCTCCTTTAACAAAGGCAAAGATACAGGATTTCCATTAATGTCTGTGTCGGTCGCGTCATTGGGTTCAAGATCCCCTCCAGAGTGGGCAATTGCCTCTGCTATTCTTCTGGAAAAATACTGTTCTGTTGGGAGTCCAGGTCCCTGCGGTATCGGAAACGGCTGATTCGGGTAAGTCGCGTAAGCCATTACATGTAGTTGGTTTTGATCTAAAGGCTCAAGACCAATGTCGTCAGGACTCTTCACGGGTATCCATTTTATTTCATAAGTTTTGTTACTGGCCTCCCCTGTTATTTCTGGAGGCAAGATAATTCGGATGTTAAAATCCGTTCCTCCATAGGTGGCGATATCGTATCTTTCATTCAAAACTTCAGTGTCAGGGTGTCCAAAAGGAGCAGCAAGGTCAATCTCCACAAAAGGATTGCTTGGAGGTATAAACGTAACATCGTAAATGTCCAATTTTGAAGTAATCGCGCCATCGAGCGTAATTAAAGCCTGCTGGCTTGGATCCTGCGGTATTTCCTCCCCATTCTCTAAAATCCATTTTTCTTCAAAATATTGATTAATTATTCCCAAATAATTGCTCAAATCCAAAGAAACGGCACTTTCAAGAGGCAACAATATTGCATTAGTTGCCATATTTCCAGCAAACTTTAAAAACGGTGTTTCTGAAATGGCACTATTCATAAGACTGTTTGTTTCAGATTTTAAAGATTTTAAAGGATCGGTTGCTGCTTCGACAGCACCCATCAAATCTTGTTGTTGAAGCAATCTATCTTTTGCCACCTGTAATGTAATTTGGTCTTCTGAATATCCTTGTCTTTGAAGAGCGGCTCGTATTTTTGTTTCTCTTAGAGATTGTTCCATATCATCGCATAAATCTTCGAGACAAGGAGGGTCTTCTAAGAACTCACACACTGATGTGTCTAAAACGCCATCAATATCTATAAAAAGTTGTCGAATACCTTCAATGCCGGGATATTCTTGATATAATTCATTAAATCTAAGTCTATTAAAGATATCAACGTCTTGCATTAACTTCGAAGTCGCTGTTCCTTGAAAAAGTTGGCAAAGTTCTCCCGGAGTGAAGACTGAAAAAAGACTTGCTAAGTAATCTTCTGGTCTTTCTAGATAAGGGAACAACTGCTCCGCAGAGGAAGTGTCTAATCCTAAAGTTTTAACGTCGATATCTCCGGCTTGTTGAGGTCCCGAATTGCCACAATTCTCAAGCCAAGCTAATATCTGGCTTACAACTTGTTCTGTTATAAACTTTTCCGCCTCTTTGACGAGAGTTTCAAAAAGTTTCTTTTCAAGTTGTTTAAGTATTTTACCTAAATAAGGAAGTTTGTCCGGTAATCGAAAGTTAATATCGCATTTGGGAAACGCTGGTATCTTGTCCCTTTCAAATCTAGCTTCTTCCGATCCATTAAGATAATCCCACGCCCATTTAAAAACTTGTATTATGGTATTAACCAATTCAATCGCGCCATAAACAAGGGCCTCACACAAAAAGAGTTTCTCGTTAAAATCAAAATTTCGACGATGATTTGAATAAAAAGATGTACCAGATATTTCATCTATCCTTCTTGAGGTCCAGTTTCCAAACAATAATTCCATTTTATTATAGAGTGCTCCACCATCGACAACTTGGACCGATTCTCCAAACGCGCTAATTTTAACCTGATAAGATCTAAACGCTCTCATGAAGTTTACAAAAGTCTGCTCCGGTGTTTTTCCTTTATAAAAGCCAACATCGTCTAATCCAATTTCTTCTGCGGCTTTTGTGATTAACGCCTCAAACCCATCAAATGGGGAAAACGCTTTCTCCAGTAATTCGTCACACAGCATTTCCACAAGGTCTTGCAAAGAATAATCCAAATACATGCACGCCAACATCTCTTTCGCGATTGTTTGTATGTCGGTCTTATTCAAAACTAACATAAAGAGGTCTGTTATAGAGTCAACCTCTCCTATCTCTCTTGGTCTGCGTGGTAAAGCAGAAAACAGTTGGTCACCTATCTCATCTGAGGCTTTCTTATTCGTTTTAGCGAGAACCTTTTTAACGTCGATTCTTTTATACCACTCATCATCGCTGTTCAACTCATTTATCGTCATCGGCCTCGTTGAAGATTCTGCTCTTGCTTTATGTATATTTATTATTTGTTCATCCGATAAAACTTTCTTAAGTCGCCAGTTTAAGGGCAGTGTCTTAACAACTGCTGCTTCAGTTCCCGGATTCATAACCATATAGCGAGAAGAGTAAGCATATTTTTTGACAAACACATCTGCCGTCAACTTATCGTCCTTGTTTACTGGAGAAGAGGCTGATCTACCAGATGCTGATTTTACTCTTTGTGCTAAAGTAGAGTTGGATTCAGCGCTCTGAAAGGCTCCCGGTTTTGGGAAGCCACATGCGGCAGTGATCCTATCTATAACTCCAGGCTCACTGGCAATCTGGTTAATGCTATACAGGAAAAAGAATGTTCTTAGATAATTGACTTTAAACTTATTCATTTGAAACGGGTCAAATCCGGGGATGTCGCCAAGAATAGCACCAGCCGGCACTACTGTGTTCTCATCTGCCAGTGGTCTAGATCCTAACCCTTCCAGTTTAGCAGGTAAAACAAGAAATTCTGGATTGAAATGAACTGTCTTCTCTTCCGCTGTAGAGTCCTCACTGTCGTGCATAGTCAAGAAAATCTTATCCTGAATTGATAAAAAAGAAGGATTGAGGAAGTTCAGATAGTGATTTACCTGTTGATGTATATCAAAAGGAAAAAGGTTGGAAAACATCATCGACTTCATAAGTTCCGCATGATATTCTATCTTATAATCTTTTAATTCGACTCGCAAACTTGCTATTTTTGCTCTTTGTTTATTTAATTCAACCTGTGATTGAACATTTTTAAGAATCTCGACTCTTTGTTTGATGTCCTTTTCTCTATAGGCGATTTCTTCTTGAAGGGCCTTCATTGTAATTGATTCAGTTCGAACGTATCGTAGTTGAGGTATTGGGGCGTGATTAGCACTGAAGTCGAAACTTTCCTGGAGGGGTTCTTGTGTGAGTTCAAAACCGAAAATTATCTTCTTATTGACATTTTTATACAAATCTCCCAAGCCCAAATCTTCTGGATTCTTAAAGGTTCCTTTAAAGGACTCCTCATTTAACTTAAAGAACCTATCCATCTTAGTCTTAAAGGCGATAACCTTGTTCGCCTCTTCTTTTAAATCAAGCACAACTCCTTGAGGAAAATTATAAACCCCTTCTGTACCAAGTAGATCAGGTTGTCCTCCGCCTGCATGAGGGACACCAGCGGCTGCTGGAATATCATCATAATATTCGTACTCTGATTTTTTAAGTTCCTTGTCAAAATCTAACAAAAGGGCTTGAAGTTCCCCCATAGAGTTTACAAAAGACTGATAACTGTCAAAGGCTATTTCTCTATATTGAACACCTCTTTGTTCAGGTGGAGGTGGTATGGGCGCTGGTTTGTTCTTTTTCAGAAAATCGGTTATCAGTTCCTCATATACTATCCAGTCAACAATTCTGTCTGGAGGGACCAGAAAATAGTCCTGCGTGACCGGATCATAATACAGCCCCTCAGCAGATGGTGAAAATCCCACTGCTACAGATGCCGCAATCGCCCCCACTTCTTCTAAAGTTGGCAAGGGAATAGATTCTTCAATAGCTTGATCTAACGCATTGTACATGCTGGTTATTGTTGACTGCGTAAATTGTACAACCGGCTTATTAATTACAGAAAGTATCGGACCACTTTCATTTTTTAATGATTCTCTAATCGAGAATTTGGCTGCAAACATCTCAGCATTTTTCAAGTCAGGATGCATATATCTGCTTTCTTCAGGAGAAACAGCGTCAAGTGATTCGATAAACTGTTTTAAAAATGTAACTTTGAATGCAAATATTCTTTTATCCACATAGTCACCAGCAGACGGTCTTAAATGAAATGTTGGGTCTGTAATAGAGACAACTCTTGCCGCATCTCTTGAAACATTCCTCGACGCTTGAGAGTAGTTTCGAAACGGGTTCATACCAATATCGAACCCAAAAGGAGTTGCGGAAGTGTTCACCGTGTCGCCTATAACTTCTAGCCCGGTAATATCTGGAGGAACTGAAACTCCGCCTATTTTATTTGCAATCTCTATCATTTCTTTAGGAACCGATGCCGGGTCTCTTCCGAAATATTTAGACACCCACACAAAAGCGTAAGTTGCCATTTCTTTTTTATTCTGCCATGTCCAGAACGCTGGATCTGTATCAATCTCATATTCAGATTGATAGTGGAGAGTTATTGAATAGTTTCCGTTCCCATCGATATATGGGGTATTAATTGGTTTATTTCTCCAATCTGCCATTTTGCCCCTTAGTTCGTGTTATTATTCTTACTTAATATAAAGTCAAAACACTTTGGCGTAAACATGTTTGATTTATACATAATAAGGTTTGTTTTTGTATTAACAGTGGACATCACAGTGTCAGATGCCATATTAAATAATTCTTGCGGTATTGTCGTTATAATTTTGTTAGTTTGTGGATTTATGAAGGCAATGGAAGGACTTGTTACTCCGCCCACACCAGCAAACGGATGCGTATGGCTTAAAATTGCATTATTAAGCATACTTTGATCCAAATTTGTTTGCATTTGTGCTCTCACAAAAGAAGCAAAGGTCTCAACGATTGCGTTTACGTACTCTACAAGACTTTCGAGTGCGTCAACTAGATTATCTCCAAGAACAAGAGGTTGTAAGTTAGCATCGTCGTTTCCGGCTATTAAATCGATTCCTGCCCTGCTTTTTATCTTTGCTCCTTTGGAATTAAACCCATCTGTTGAGGTTACAAGCTTGATCCCCTCTCTGCCGACTACCCTCACAACATCGGCTTTAATTCCAATACCCGCTCTAGCAAGCGGTTTGCCGGTTGTTCCATCGCAAAGATTAAAGTTCTCATCAATGTCTGTTTTTTGGCTGATATAGATTCTTGCAGCGTCCGCTTTAAAGTTTGGGTCACACCAGTGATTTGGTGTTGCATTTACCATTTGCTGCTTTCCAACAACCAAATCAATTGCTCCTGCACTAAAGTCTCCTCTTCCTCCAAATCCAGACGAACGATTACCGGGCCTGTCTTTTGTTAAAATTATCCAGGCATCGTGTCCGTTATTCAAGGTTTTCTCCCAAGAAGCTTTAATATGGTTTGGTTGATATTCCGTCTCCGACTGGATGATAAGTTTATCATCTTCAGACATTGCTGATCTGTCTTTTTGAGTTTTAGAATCTAAACTACCTAAATTGACGGCTTTAATCTCGTCTGCCATTTTTTTCTTTAACCTCTATAACTTGTTATAAATATCTTAAAATCTCAAATTTGCAACAAACTCAAGCATTTAAGTTTTCTGGTAAAGAAGTTGTTACGGCTCCTGTTCTTATTGCATCCTTTAATAGATCGTAAGATTCTTGAGGAAGATAGCCCCTTGCTCTACATATACAATAATAATGTGTGGCTAAACCATCTTTATAGGATTTTAAAAACTTGCCCCTTGAAATCAAGCCAGTGGGCCTATCCGCCATATCCCTATCATAACCCCAAACAAATCTTTCAGATGTCACGTTTAGCATTAAATCTATCGAAGGATATTTCTTCTGTAATTCTAAAAGTAGAGAATACGCCGCTTCATGCTGCTGCATTGGGGGATTTCGATATTCTTTATATCTGTTAAACTCGACTTGAAAAACGTTTTCATCATCTATTTCTCTGCAAACAGGGGCTCCATTGAAAACTTCAGCACTGTCCTCGCCAGAACACCTTCTTACTCTGTTTATTATTTCGATACCAACCGATCTTCCATCGACGCCATAATTTGTTTTTGGTTTTCCACCCGAATGAAAAGTAACTCTAGTTTTGGGATCTTCATGTTGCACTATTGTTCCATCTGTTCCGATACTGAAATGTACTGATAACTTCTTTCCGTCAAGAACTCTTCTCAACTCTTCTCGACCACCACTTTTTAAATCGGGAGTTTTCTTTGCGTAAGTTTCGCTTTCTGTTAAAACAACAGTATCTATTTCTTGAATACTTACAGGTTTTCCCCCATTTGAGTTTGTAACGGAGGCACTCCTATCTACAGCGTGCTTAAATGGCTCTCCAATTTCGACTTCTAGACCACTCGGTGTCGACATCTTTTCTCCAACTTTCGGCGCTTGAGGTAATTCCGTTTGATTTTCTGGTGGTTTTGTGGCTGCTTGTGAAGACTTTGCTAAATGAGAGTTGTTGTACGTATCTTGCCAAAGATTTCTTGGAGTTGGAACAATTCCAATAAAGTGGACAGTGTCATCTACCATCGTAACTTTTATAACTGTTTTTGGCTTTAAGCGTCCAGCAACAGCCTCCTCAAGAATATTATCTACTCTTGGATGTCTAGCGATCTCATCCCAAGAGGAAATAGGATCGTGACCGCTTTCATCGGTTGGATGAAAGATGTCGTCAGTTATTGGAATATATTTAGGAGGGTCAGGCATTCCTTTATATCTTGGTACTCGGATATAGGCAGATAGATGTCTCTGATTAGATTCTGAATCTACAAATATTTTTGAAGCCAAAACCACTGCATTAAAGGTTGTTTTTGCCGCCTTACTATAACTCACAGAATATGACTCGGCGGAATCGTTTATAACTTTTACAGGATCTGTATCGCCATATCTGCTATATACTCCTCCATACTCATCGTCATAAATCCTTGGATTCAGAGCCTCTGCTGGTGGATCTACATACAGTTGTGCCATTATTCTTCACCTTGAATAAGGTCGAATAATTCTTCTTTATCGCTTGAGGTCAGTCCCTGCTCTTTAGTCTCCCTCTTTTGCAGCAAAGCCGCAATCTTAACTAATTGTTCGTTCGACCTTTGAAGAGTCTCTACATACTTTGCTGCAATTGGGCCTACCTCTTTATGCTGTAAGTCGTTTTTAGATAATAAAATCATAACGTCCTCTAAAAGAGATTTAGTAACTTCTCTATCGTTATTGATGTTATTGATTGCATCCTCTAAATAGCGATCAAGATCTTTCATAATTGTACCTCTTTGATTTCGTTAATAATTAGAATAAGTCTATATTTTTCCTTCGTTCCAGTCGGACTTAAAGTTTCTATACCTTGCTCTTAATTTGTTGAGACTACTAACAACTTGCTTCGTATTTAAGCCCGTTAATTCTCTGAGATAGAGATAAACTGCCTTCTTGTTAAAGATTTCAATGTCTTCCGAACTATTAAAAAGAACGTCCACTGCTTGAAGAACCTTTCTTTCATTTTGCTTAAGAGTCTCCTCATGCCAAGACGACATCTCATCTTTTAAAAACTTCCAAAACTCTTTATATTCTCTATTGGAGACATATCCCTCATCCTCCATACACAAGTGTCTTTGATGTGACGCCTTAGAAACTGCATCAAACTGGATCTCTCTTCTCATTGCTGTGGAACACTTCTTAACCTTATGTATAAACCAGTTTTTAGTTATAACGCTGAAATATGAAAAGGCTTTCGATCCTTTGTCAGGGTCATATTTGTCCAATATTGTGGTGAGCCACATCTTACACTCTTCCATAAGAACATCTATATTTGGAAGACTAGAGAACTTGTATGTATAAACAATCTTATTCACCAATTCATTAAATGCTGGCTGTATGAGATCTATATATAGTTTTTGTTTCTCGTCTCTGTCGTCGGATCGTGCGTACTTTACAATTGCATCTTCATGATCTTTTGTAAAATAATGTCTACTATTTTTCTTTCTTCTTCTAGTCTTCGGTTTCGTCATCTATTTCATCCTCTAGTTCTAATTCTTTTGTTAAGTCAAGAATATTCTCGTATTGATCAAACTCCACCAAAAGCTCTTTTGAATGTCTAATAAGATTCTGTAAAGTCTCGTCGCCATAAAATGTTTCGAGAGAGTGAACTCCTTCAAGATGAGATGAAAATTCATCAATATCTTCAAAAAGATCTCCCATAGTTTCCGAGACAAACAACAGGTCCCGAATTATCTTTCTCAAATACCACAACAACAGTATATTCAGAGATATTGATACAACAGATATGATTATTATCGTAATCATGTTTTATGTTCTTCCTTCATACGTTGTTTTTCTTTTTCGACTTCTTTTTTTGTAGATTTAATATATTCTTTAACAATAGATCCAGGCTTTTGTTTATTTTGCTTGGAGTCCGTTTTTGTTGTAAATGTAGAGTACACCTTTTTAAGGCATCCCGTATTATTACAAAATTTGCATCTCTCTAAACGCTCGTTTATAGAATGCACTGCTGAAAATTCCTTTTCACAGTTCTTACAGTGATATTGATATATCGGCATCAGTCAGTTTCTAATGCCTGTTCTAAAACATCGGCGTCGTCGTGATCCAGTTTAACTGTTGGTGGATTTAAAACAACCAAATCGCCCTGATTGTCTACAAATTTAAAACCTTTCAAAACAGGTACAATATCACTCTGCTCTAAAAGAGATTTTTGCAGTGCCATCATGACGGCTCCTAAAGCCTGATCAGAAAGGTGCATCTCCTTTAACTGTTCTTTTTTTTCCTCACCAATGTTTAAAACATTAAATTCTTCGTTACTCATTTTAATCTCCTTTTATAACTCTATAAGAATCGCTATCGTAATGCTCCGTAGAAAACTCAAACAATTCTGAATCTTCCAATGCGAGCATCTGATGTCGTAGACCCGGATAGATATAAAAATTCTGCCCAGGTTCTAAAATAATTTCTTCTGCCAAATCTATGTCATCATAGTTTGAATACTTTACCAAAAGTTTACCAGACTGTAGATAGAACACTTCGTCCTTTATCTTATGATGATGCCAAGAGCATTTCTTGCCCTTTTCAAAGAACAAGAGTTTGCCGCAATATTCTTCCTTGTTGACAATCCATAATTCATGCCCCCACCCTTTTTTAACAAATTTCATTTCCGGTGTCTTATTTGCTGAAGAAGTCATCGGCGTTAACCCCCTTATCGTCTATAAAATAGTCTGATTCTACTTTGCCAAGATGTAGTTCATGAAACTTAACGCCCCATTCTTTTAACTGATTATATGTAAGTGTATAGAACAATGCATACGCAGCTTCTCTATTGTTGTTGGTTCGGCCCATTCCTCTAGCAGTTAAAAATTTAATATGGTGTCCTTGTTCATATAGTTTATTGACCTCATCAATCCTATCTCGAATCGGTTCGGAGCCGGTATAATCATCACTTGACGATTCTCCAGATGTACAAATCGTACCATCTATATCAAACACATATATCACTTGTTATTCTCCAATATCTTTGTAGTTGAATACTCATCTATTCTATCAAAAAAAAGAACTTCTCCAGCATGTTCGGACCCAACAACCTTCTTGCCTCTCCAGTCGGAACCTACAATCATTATATCAGGAAAGTTATCTTTTATTAAGTTTTCTAATTGTTCTGCTGAATTAAACACTAAAACTTCGTCAACATATTTAATAGACTCTAAAATAAACTTTCTGTCTTCAGATCTATTAAACGGTCTTGATTCTCCCTTATCTTTTTTTACCTTACTATCGGAGTCGATCCCTATAACTAGTCTATCTCCCAATGATTTTGCATACTTAAATAATTCAATGTGTCCTCTATGTAAGATGTCAAAACATCCATTTGTCCAAATCGTTTTCATGTTGTACCAACTCCTCTTTTCTGAACAACAACACTAGCACACTGATTTGCGAACTCAATTGATTTTTCTATATCTCCAGTTTCAGTATATTTCACAGACAATGCTGAAACAAAGGTGTCCCCTGCTCCCGATGTGTCTTTAACCTCAACTTCTGAAACTGGGTATAGAACCTCATTGTACCGACAGCCCTTTGGACCCAAAGTTACAATTAGTTTTTTTATCATCTCCTCGCTGAGACTGTCTTTTGTTCTTCTATATTCCTCTTCGTTTATCTTTATAAACCTTGCCTTTTCGCACCATGCGCCCAATCTTTTCTTGGTATCGAGAAACACTACATCATGCTTACTTGTCACATACTCTATATCATCCTCAGATAAGAACCCCTTATTATAATCAGATATTACAACAGAATCGTACTTGCTAAACTTTATTAATTTAAGTTTTGAGCGCCCATACGATTCGTCTCCCTGATCAAGCCTCATAAACATGTGGTTTGACCTTAAATCGATAAATCTTGTTTTAGTTATATTCTGCCAATTACTGTTTGTGTGTATGTTAGCATCAGCACCAAGCGCTTGAATGTTTCTTTGAACATTCATTGCCATTCCTGGATTCTCAACTGTACGAACTGGATTGAAAACAGGGACTGGTGCTTCTGGACAGAGCCTGGTGCAGCGACCATAATTAAACACGTCTTTACAACTTTCCCCTATTACAAGAATTTTCATTGCTGTTTAGCCTCTAACAATCTGGCAAATGTGCTCAATCTCACTCTCTGTTAGTTCTGGATAGTTTGGAAGGAAGAACCCGTTTCTATGGATTCTATTGCTAACTTCGTCTTCAAACTTGCCATATTCTTCGTACCAAAATGGATGTTGACCCAAATTACCTGCACTGAAGATTCTGGTTTCGACTCCGTTATCTACCAGCCTTGATACAATATCTTTTCGATGCTCTCCGCTTTCTGCTAGAGCCCCAAATGATATGGAAACAGGCTTGTGATCATACCAGTTCTGGTATTGGACATATCCTTCTAGATTCTTTGCATACGCAACGTGGTTCTCATATCTACGTGTTGCTGCCCAATTTGCTTTGGCTACCTGTCTGATTCCTATAAATGACTGCAGATCTGTTGCTCTTAGATTCAAGCCTGTAGTAAAGAATGTAAACGGCTTATGAAAATCATCTACTTCATATTTGTTCATAAGTCGATTATACTCGCTTTCTTCCAAATCCTTTCCCCAGCCATGGCTTCGCAACATCATGAGCATTTGATAAATTTCAAAGTCGTCCGTATTAACCATTCCCCCTTCAATGGTGGATAATTGGTGTCCAAAATAAAAAGAAAATGAAGACATATTACCAACTGTACCAACTTTTGCACCATCAGAATACTCGGCTCCCAATGCTGCACATCCATCCTCTAAGAGATAAAAGCCATACTTTTCTTGAAGCTCAAGCATTCGTTCTCTATAATGTGGCACGCCTAAAACCTGAACAAAGATTACTGCTGCAGGATTCTCCTTTTCACAAACTCTTTCTAGTTGATCTAAATCCATGCCGAATGTTTCTTTATCTGCTCCGACCATTATTGGTTGAAGTCCAAATTGCATTACTGGAGCAACAGTTGTTACCCACCCAACCGATGGCACAACAACCTTATCATTCTTAAGTTTGCCAGCCTTTAACGCTGCGTAAACCATTAGGAGATTGGCGGAAGATCCAGAGTTACAGAAAACTGAATACTTTGTTCCGATGTAGTCTGCCCATTTTCTCTCAAACTGTTCCGTTAAGTTTCCTTTCGTCAATCTCGGATAACTTTTAAGCCAATTACAAAGGGCATCTATGTCATCTTCATTAATAGTTTCTTTCGCTAGTGGGTATTTTATCATTTTATTTTTCCATTGGTTTAGTTTTATAGATTCTCAACAATCTTAATCGGTGCTCTTTCATAAAATTTCATGTTTTCTAGTTTTGGATTTGAATATCTAATCATTGATTCCTCTAGTGTTTCCTCTATAAGAAGAAACAATGACTTTCCCAATTCGCGATACACTTCCTTGTCCAAATATTCATAACGATAGTTTTCTAAATGTTTCTTTTCTCTCTTTGAGGCATCATGGAAAAGTGATTTTTCATTATCCACTATGATTCCAAAGTCAATAGAAACTCTCACTCCTCCATCGTTTAAAACAGTTCTGTGTACACAAGCTTGATCGAACACACTAAGATACCCCATTCTAGCATATCCTATGAGTTTTTTATCCTTAAATTTTTTTAATCCGTCATCATAGTTCTTTAATGGCAAAAAGAAGTCATCGGTCAAACCTTGTGGCTCAAAAAATTCCACCGTTGTTGTGGGGTCTCCTGTCAGTGGAACTGCGATTATAGCGTCTCCAACATGAGAGGCCCATGCATCAGAATGTAGTTTAGTGGTAGCAAGAGGGCGATTATGATCTACGCTGTTCTTTGCTCCGGAAACCACCCTTATTGTGCAAGGTTGCAACGCAAGACAACTATCTAAAATTCCTGATTGTTGGAGTGCTTCAACAACGCTTTTTTGTAAAGCATTGTATTCTACAATATTGTCCCTTTTCGGGTGAAAAGCCCCATTTTTTGTCCTATTAGGCAAATTCAATATTTCTTCTTTATACCTGTCTAAAAAGTCATCGCAAAGGACAAATTCTTCCTCATAAAAACAACTCAAAGTTTTAAAAACATAATCAATTACACGATCAACCATGTTTTTATATAAACTGGTGGGCAACTTCGTATCAAAGTATATTCCATAGTCCCTATCAGTCTGAGACACAGATCTCATTTCACTATACAGGTCTGATCTTCCTTTTACGACATCATCTGCCATTTTCGAACACCGTCTCTCTCATTGTCTTACCATTTTCATCTCTTTCTGATAAAGTGGGGTTCATAGTCGGCCAATGAATGTTTAAATCCGGATCGCTCCACCTTACAGTGATTTGATCATCTGGCCCGCTATACTTTTTAGACCATTTGTAGAAAAATACGCATTTTTCGGTTAAACAAACGTGGCCGTTCAAACACCCTGGTGGAACTAGAATCATTGTTGGTTTCTTTTCTGTAAGATGAAAAGTCTTGACTGACTTGAATGTTTGTGAGTCTTTCCTTACATCAACAACTGCTAAAAATATTTCTCCATGCATACAACAAATCAATTTATAAGTATCGTAATCACCATGAAGACCTCTTAACACATTTTTTCTAGAAACAGTAACTTTATCCTCAACAAACTTCGGAAATATCTCACAATCCTCATAGATCGACCAAATTTCACCTCTTTTATCTAGGAAAGGGTCTAGTTGTATTTCTATCAAACCATCGATGTCATGACTTTTAAGGTCTTTTACATATTTCATGGAATAAATTTGCACCGCATTTCGTCGTAATCTAACTCTTCCTTTGATAAGAAGAGGTATTTGTTGACTACACTTGTCAATCTATCTGGATCTTTAATGTACCCATCTTCATCATATGCCTCTGGATTGTGCTGCATAATGTTGTTACATTCCTCGTAGCCTAATCCGGCTTCATAAGCCTCCTTGTCATTTACAAACTCCGTCGCATCCCTATCATATAGAAGATTGTTCCACATGTTTGAGTGCTTTTCAGAGACGAAAGAGGCACACGCTGATGCACCGTCAAGGCTATGCAAATGTCTAACCTGTAGATCTTTCATTATCACCCATTTTTGTTTAACGGAAGCAGCCACATAATTAAAGGTCGATTCACTACAAAATGCCGCAAATATATCAGGATGTATTTTGTTATATTTTTTATAGATCTCGTTACTAAAAAGGTGTACATGTTGATTTATTGATTTTCCAATTGGTACTACATAATCCTCATCTTTTACTTGAATTTCTGGAGTTTGATAAACAAACTTATCAGGATCAAGAACGTGTAATGCTTCGTCCGTGTCTGTTTGAACTGCCACAATGCCATATGGACCTGACTTGAAACACTCGTATACAGAGCTTATCACATTAGTCTGATCCTCAAAACTGCACCCTGAATCAACATATAGATACCCTTCAAACTCTCCAAAATGCTTAACGCTTTCCTGTATTGCTTTGTTAAACGTGATGTTTACGGTATGTGGATCTGTGTGATAGCAGTATGAAATCTTATCTTTAAAAGTAGAATATACCTCTTTAAAACACTCTGGGCTGTTCAAACAGGAGGAGAATACGACTCTGTAGCCTTCAAAGTCTTGATTTAACAAACTGTTTATGGATTCTATGTACCAATCCGTATTGTCTCTCTTTATCCCACATGTATTATATACTACTAACATTTTTCTGTTTTCCAATTTATTCTCCTATGTTTAGAGATAAGATTATCTCTTTTATTATTTTTGCTTGGATTAACTCACCTTTCAATCTGAAAGATTTTATTATACCATTATAGCTTACTTTGTCGATAATTTTAATAGCCGCATCATTAATTGTCATTAATTCCATTTCTCCGTAAGCCTCTACAGAATCTTCTTTAAATTTTTGAAGGATGCCCTTGCCTATTAGAGTTGGCAGTCTCACAACTACTCCCTTCTCGCAATGGCTAAGAAGGTATGCCTCAGCGATTTGTTTACAGTAATTGTACCAGTTTTCTTTTTCAGAATATGTTGAAACAAAGATTATTTTTTTCTCTGCGTGTTCATCAACAAACTCAGCAAACTTCTCACACTCTATCTGTTGTGTTCTCTGATCCTTATCGTCAATATTCCAAGTGTGGTATATATAAGTTTCCTCCAAAGGGTCTACACTTTCTAATAAATCTCTAAGTGCGTTTCCTAACTGGCCTCGCCCGTTTATCAGTTTAAGCACTAGACGAACTCCGGATGCTTTAATAACCTCTTTATATTTTGTTGTTGACCCAGAAGTTCTTTTTTAAAATCATCCACATTGTCCTTTGAACTTTCATACTGATTGTATAACTCCCAGCACATTTTATTGCTTTCGTGTGGTTTGCACAACTCTGTACATTTTGAAAACTTCTCAACATTATCAATAACATTCATAACCGACCTTCTCTTCTCGACATTATTCCAAATATCTTTAAAAGAACTCTCCTTGAGGTCTCCGTAACTATATTGTTTATAACCTCTATGATTGGTACAGACATAGACATGCCCGTCGGCACCAATACACGGTTGTATTTGAGACCCTAAACACTTCTTATAACTCCTGCCATAAAGGGCTGGATCATTTTCCAAATCCTGTAGTTTATACCCGTTAATCTGATACTTATCTCCAAGAATATTCTTTGCCTCAGCAAGCAGTGGTTCAACTTTATCGTTCCAGAACTTAATTTTGCGCTGAACGCCTGATTCTCGTTCTCTATTTACAATTTCTGGCTTGTATTGACAATAATCTACATCAAACTTAGAAAAGAACTTTGCAAAGTCAACTATCTCATGATATGTGTCAGGAGTTATAACAAAACCAACTCCAATGTTTATTTTCTTATCTTTTTGGTTATTTACTTCTACTAGTTTGGTCAAGTTTAAGGCCATTTTATCCCATGTTTGCCCCTTCTTAGCCCGTCTAACGTTGTTGTACGTTTCCGGCGTTCCTGCGTCCACTGAGAACCTTACCCACGTCATATTATCAACTAATGTATCGAACAAGTCCCATTTGTCAAGAAGAGTCCCGTTTGTGAACATTCCCATTTTAATTGAGTTCTCTCCCAAATACTGAATTGCCTCTTTTAAATGTGGATTCAATGTTGGTTCTCCGCCGCCTGTCCAATTTACGGCACGAACATCCATATCAACAAAATCCCTGCAAACACTCATAAGCATGTCCTTATTCATGATTGAACGGTCAAAGGTCTCAAGGTTCTTTGATTCTGGTAAGTGAATATAAGACGATATGCAGAAATAGCACCCGTGATTACATGCATTACTTGGATCAATCTCAACCAAGACAGGAGGAGATGTCCCCTTTTCAAAAAATTCAATCACCCTATCTGCATTAGCAACAACTTTTGCTTGAGGGTTGAAAATGTTGGTTCCTTTTGAAAGTATTTTATCGAGACTCTTCATTTTTCTTCCCTAACCACTCTAAAAAGAATTTAGTGGGATCTTCAAAATATACACGAATAACATCATCAAAGTATTTTTTTGCAGCGCTCGCCCTATTCTCTAATTCTTCCAAAGGTAAGTTATAGACTTCCTTAAGCTTCTCTGCGACCTTGTCAGGTGTCATTTCAATATCACAAATCCTAAAAACAAAACTAGTATCGTAATAATCTTCTCCTACAAGATAATAGTCCAAGTCAGAGATTAGAATAGGGACTCGATTATAATAACAACTTTCCAAAAGTCTTACACTATCAATGCCTGATCCTCTCGGGCACAGCGATAAGCCATTTGCAAGCATTGTATCAATATAGTCTTCTTGAACTTTAGATCCTATTTCGGAAGGCCCAGCCCATGTTCTATTTACGTGCATTTCTTTTTCTAATTCCGGAGATGTATGGAGTGCATACACCATGATTGCTCTGCATCCATGATTCATATATCCTCTAAACCCGAATTTTTTATTATCAGGAAACTCAAACTCCTCACTTCTGTTATTGACAATATCTAACAATAAGTGAGAAAAAGTTGGTCTAGCGAATAGTTTTTGTATGTTCGAATAAAGTTTTACTGGCCCCATTGTTGTAATAATAGAATTATGCAGCCATCCTGGAATAGGCATCCCTCCTTCTCCTTCTACATCACATATGTGCTTGTCTTCATTTCCTTCAAAGTACTTAAAAGTCTTAGAAGTATAGCGATTAAAGTGGTCATTAGGTATTTGACCCATGTAGAAGTAATCCGCTTCCTCTGGAGAGACTAACTCACAGTAGTCTTCGATACCTTTCTTGCTTAAAGGCACTGTATTGAAATATATCTCTGTGTCATCATGAACATGTTCACGAGCGTTCGGATAAACATATAGTTTTATTTTATTCATGTGTGTTCCTCTTTTAAAAATTTATTTTTGGTTCTTTGTCCGGAAAAGACATTTTGTTTAGATTAACATCTTTTACTCTTTTCTTTAAGTCCTCGTAAGATATATCGTATTCTAAATCAAGATTGTTGGCGCATGCTGATAAAAGAGCGCAGTAAACTTTATAATCGTAATCTTCATTGCTTAATTCACCCTCAAAAGGTGGGAAGGCTGTTATGCCGCAGTTTGTAAGTTCTTTGATTTTTTCACACCCTTTTAGCCAAAAATAAAACGCCATATAGTGATCGATATATCTTGCCTTAAAGACAGAAGGGTATATAACACCACCTAATTTATCTTCTATAAAATTGCGAGTTATAACTGGGAATCTCGCGCAAGCAACCTTAGTTATATCACTAAATCTAGAATAAAAATTAGTATAATTCTTATCTGGTTGAAAGTTTAGCGGAATATTAAACAATTTAGTTGCTAAAGATTCCACCCTTTGCCCGTCCTCCGTATATTGCTCTGGAATCATCAAGATAAAATCTCTTTCCTGTACAATCATACGCAGAATGACATCATACTTAAATTGTTCCCCGTAAAGCATCCCGTCGGTGGCCGGATGAACAATTCTCCCCTTTGACATTTTATACATCTTGTTATAGCCAGCAACACTACCTACAGTCTCTTCTTCTTTAATCCACGTCACGCCTTCAATTTCAGGATCAAGTGGCGAATATACTAAAATCTCATAGGTAAACTTTTTAGGGCCGCTATCCCATTTAATCTCCTGAATGGACTTTACTACTCTGTGGCAGAACTTTTCGTTTGGCCTTCTGTCATTTAAGGTAGGTAGTAAGAATGATACATCAACCATCGTCTTTGTTAAAAATGCTAGGCATTGGAGGATTTTTTGAGATCTCTAATGCCTCTACCTCCATATTAGAATAGAATTCCTCTCTTGGCAAGTAGGGATACATATCTTCAATAGGAGTGCTCCATCCAACAATTTTAGGCTCATAAACGTGATATTCGTGACAGTTAACATCACAAACTATTGGGCCATCACTATCTAAAAACTCTCTGACCTGTTTTCTAACAACATCATAGTCTTCACCGCTATTAATAGACATTGTCTTAACCCCATACGCATCTACAATCTTTAAGAAGTCCGGTGGGTTATAGCCCTTTGGCCCGCACGCTTCACTTCTACCTTCAAAGTTAACCTCTTGAAATGCTTTCGTAATTCCATAAATATGGTTATTTAAAACAATGGTCTTAAGATTCACATTATAGTTCAATAATGTCTGCAACTCTTGAATATTCATATTAAATCCGCCATCACCGATGACGCAAACAACGTTCTGAGTTTCATCCGCTGCAAAACAAGAACCAAGTCCACCAGCAAAAGAGAATCCCATTGGAGAGTTTCCATTATTGGTAATATATCTTTGGCCTGTTTTCGTCTCAAATGCATGATTTAAAACAACAATATTGCCTCCACAGTCACCAATTAAGATATCGTTATCCTTCATCTCCTCTGAAAGTATTCTAGCGAAAGCATAAGGATGCACATATCTTTGAGTGTCATACATCTCTTTAATGACTGGATCATATTTTTCTTTCCATCCATTCACTCTATTGACCCATCCGGAAAAGTCTGGTAGACTTTGATTTCTTTCTCTGGCTCTATCCAAAAGCATGTTTATAAAAACTTTTGCATCAGAATAAATGCACTCATCAAACGGAAGTTGTTGAAGCTTCTTCTGGAGTGCTGGTTTGTCAACATCGACCATATACTTTTTAGCGCCTCTTGCAAAAGTCTCCGGTGTTCCTCCGGTGATTCTACCAGAAATTCTACTACCGATTGCTAAAAGAAGGTCAGAGTTTTGAATTCCAAAATTACGGCCTGCTCCACCATATGTTCCAATTCTGCCACCATAGTATTCAAAGTCAGAACAAATAATATCTAATGCATTCCAAGTTGGAAAACACGGAACTTTTAATTCTCTAGCCAGTTCCAGTATCTCTTTCTCTGCTCCCGCAAGTCGAACTCCTTGTCCGATCATCAAGCATGGACGCTCGCTACCAGCCAAATCATCAAGATATTTGTCAATTTGCTCGTTAATCTTTTCAGTATCAAAAGAGGTTTTTAACCCACAATCGTATCCTAACAACCCTTCTGGTTCAATCTCTGCTTTAGCAACATCAATTGGAATATCAAGAAGTACAGGTCCGGGTCTACCGGTTGTCGCAACATGAATAGCCTTTTCTAGTTCATAACGAATACTATCTGGATCATCAACAAGTTTAGCATATTTTGTTATTGGCTCCACAATACTGACAATATCAGTTTCCTGAAATCCAATCTGTCTAATAGACTTATCTGGCCTCATATATTGTGTTTTGATTTGTCCGGTAATAAAGACACAAGGAACTGAGTCATAAAAACAGTTTCCAATCGGCGTAACAAAGTTCATCCCGCCTGGTCCACTAGTTGCTATCGCAACGCCAAACTTCCCGGAAATCTTAGCATATCCTTCTGCGGCAAAACCTCCGGCTTGTTCATGCATAACCGCTACATACTTTGTTTTATCTGTGCGAGTAAACGCATCTATCAAATGTCCATTTGCTGCGCCATATACAACAAAAACATCTTTAATCCCTTGATCTCCGATATAATCTATTACGTAGTCTGCTAAATTCATTACTAATCCTTACGAGTTACAGTGTTTGGTGTTAGACTATGATTCGTTGGAAAGCCCTGATCTGTTTCATACTTCCACTTTGAATCGCCTAACAACTTTTCAAGTTCTTCATCTTTGATTTCATAGAAATTTTCCTGTGCTGGAAAAACTCCAGTTCGGACTTCTTCCGCATATTGTTGCAGGGCCGACTGCATTGCTTTACCTGCTTCACAATATCGCTTTACGAACTTAGATTTAAATTCCCAAAACAGCCCCATAAGATCGTGGAAGATGACCAATTGTCCATCTACCTTATCTCCTGCTCCAATTCCATAAACAGGGATAGAAAGCTCGTTAGCAATAATACCAGCAGGTTCTCTTGGCATTGCTTCCAAAAGAAGAAATGAACACCCGGCCTCTTGCAGTTTCAAAGCCTGTTCTAAAATAACTTCTGTTTGCTTTGCTGTCTTGCCCTGTACTCTGTACCCTCCTAGTTTAGCACGAGTATGTGGTGTCAGGCCTAAGTGGCTCATAACTAAGATCCCGGCATCTGCTATTGATTTAATTCTGTCAACCATCGCGCCCTCAACCTTAACGCAATCCATTCCTGACCTTACAAATCTACCGGCATTTATAACTGCTTCTTCGTTTGATACTTGATATGACATGTACGGCATGTCACCAATAAGAAAAGCGTTGTTTGTTCCTCTAGCGACTGCTTCGCAGTGAGAAATCATATTATCCATTGTGACTGGTATTGTTGTCTTGTGTCCTAATGTAGTCATGCCTAGCGAATCTCCAACCAAGATACAGTCGACACCTGCGCCATCTGAAATCCTTGATTGAGGATAGTCATAGGCGGTTGTCAACACCGTTTTTCTTCCCTCTTCCTTTTGTCTTCTTAATTTTAATACTGTTACCTTATTCTTATCGTTTGCGGCCATTTTTTTCTCCTTTTAATTTCAATCACCTAATGTTTTTCTTTTTAACTTAATCTTAGTTGTGTTTTCCATATTTTCTCTTGCTTTTGAGCCAAATTTCGTCTCCAAAAGGGATAAATAATCTCTATTGGTATGATACTTCATCCACGCTTTATCTCGAAATTCAAGAATCTGAGATGCTTTAAGATTTTCATTTGATAAATTAAGAGTTTCATATGAGTGCTGGCTATATCCCTCATATCTGTTAGGTAAAGCGACACCGCTCTTCTTTGCATGTAGATGAAGGGGGCTGCCTGGATATGCCATTGCGCAATACATATTTGTCATCTCTGACAAATTGTCTAAAGCAAAATTTAACGTGTCATTCATAGATTCCATTGTGTCCATTGGTAGTCCAAAAATATAATTCGCACCGATATTGATACCGGCAGATCTCATTGTTTGAAGTATATCATAGATCTTTACTTCTTTAAATCCATCTTTATGAATTTCTTTTCTTAAAGTTTGATTTGGGTTTTCAATTCCCAATCCAAGCCAGTTTACTCCAGCCTTTTTAAGCGCGTCTAAATACTTTGGCTTACAGGTGTCGATTCGAGAATATGCCCATATATTAAAATCATATCCTCTTTCCGCTATCATATCACATATCTTCATAAAGTGTCGAGGATTAAGAACAAACAATTCATCAGCAATCTTAATATTTTTTATATTGTTCTCGGCAAAATAATCAAACTGCTTTATGATAAAGTTGGGATCCCAATATCTGAAGATGTTACTGTCTTCGCTTGAAATATCCTCGCCAGAATCTGTTCTATTGATTATATTAATCATGCAGAATGAACAAGTAAAAGGGCACCCTAAACTTGTATAAAGTGCTGCAAAGGGAGCGTTGTCTGTATTGTTACTCCATGAATGCCAACCGGAGGTTCTATATTTTGAAAAGTCCGGTAATAAGTTCCATGCCATTCCTGGTAAGTCTTCTTGGAGTCTTGATCTGGGAACTATGCCTTCAGGCTCATTTAAGACTGCGTTTCCATCTTCGTCTTTAAATCCCAGCCCTTTCACCTTTTTAAGAAGGCTCGAATCATCCAAGTTCTCTACACGCAACAAGTTACTAATCGTGTATACTCCCTCGTTTTGACAAACCATATCAATAGAAGGCTCTGTTAAGACTTCTTTTGGAACCGCCGCTACATGTGCGCCTACAAAGAGAATCTTAATTGTAGGATCTCGAAGTTTTACCATCTCCGCAGTCTCAACTGCTCCGCACATATTCTGACTTGATGCGCTTGGCTGTTGGCCATATACAACAAAGCAGACTATGCGGGCATTGTATTCTTCAATAACCTTAGCAGATTCTTCTGTTGTTAACTGTTCTGCTTCGCAATCTAAGATTCTTGGTTCGAATCCTCTAGTGACACAATGATTGGCAAGCATCGCTGCCCAAATTGGAGGCTCAATAGCAGAATGATTTTTGCTTAACCCTTGATAGATCTTTTTTGATCCATTGGGATGTACAAAAAGCACATCTATTTGTCTCATTATAAACCTCCAATAAAATCAGTAGTTTGCATACCACGGCTCGTCAAGCATTTCATACACACTTACAAGCTGTTGTATTCCCTGATCTAAATCATATTGACATTCAAAGCCTTTATTGTAAAACTTCTCACTACTGACAACATAATCTCTAACATCTGGATCTTTCGTAAACTCAGCGCATAAGAGTTCTAGCGGTGTGTGTTCTGAGATCTTCCTTGCTAGGTCGTATTTGTTCATGTTTAAGGCGTCGTTTCCAACGTTATATGTCTCATTCTTACAATCATCCCAATTGTCCAATGCAAATCTATACGCTCTGCAGACATCTTGAATATGCACGTAATTTCTCATAAATTCCTTTTCATATAAAACAAGGACGCGGTCTTTGACTGCCTTTAAAACAAAATTGTTCACAAGCAAATCAGTCCTCATTCTTGAGGAAGGTCCAAACACTGTTGCAAGTCTAAATGTAACATGATTTTCAATATTTTTAAATACTTTTTCTGCTTCAACTTTAGTTTCTCCATAAAGAGATACTGGATTTAAAGGAGACTCCTCTGTGCAGACTTCTCCCTTTGAAGTGCCATAGCCAGAGTTTGTGCAAGGATATATAACAAGTTGATCTTGTGATTTGTTCTCTGCGATAACCCTATTTGCTTTATAATTGATATTCCATGCTGCTTCAGGATCTCTCTTACACAAAGGAAACCCCACAAGCGCAGCCAATGGGATGATAGCATCAGATTTATTGACAAGTCTTAAAAGTTTGGGAGTTTCTCTAACGTCCCCTTTTACAAAATTAAAATTTGGATGTCCCGCATATCTCAATAAAGATAAATTATCATACATCAAATTATCATAAACTGTTACTTTGTTATCCTTAACAAGATGATCGATAAGTTCACTGCCAATATAGCCTGCGCCACCTGTAATTAATATATTCATTCTACCACTCCAATTTTCCAGTTAAAACATCTTTAAGCATCACCCAGTCGCACGCTTTTGCCCACAATGGCCTTTTCCATGCTGCTGGCTTGTTCTTTTCAAAATACAGATGACCTGTCCATGCAAACGGATAAACCACAAAGGGCACTAATGGCAAAAGAAGCCAAGTTTGACTTAATAATGCATACAACAGCACTGTAACTGTTGCCAATTGCCCAACTACATGCAGTCTTCTGCATATCTTGTTTTGATGTAAAGTCAAATAATGCTCATAATATTGTTTAAACGTAATGTTATTCATCCCAGCTAATCTCCCAATCTTTGAATTCTGCTGCCAAGCAATCAATTTTATAATCTTTTCGTCCTCCAGCAACTTCTTGAATCTTATTCTTTGCAGTGTTGCGAATACCGTTCAATCCGTGTGTTAACTCAAGATCATTACCTTCTGCAATTCCTTTCCTATAATTGGACTCATTGTGCCATATGTGAAGGTTCATTTGAGATAACACAACAATTGCTCTAATCACTTGTGCATCTATTTTAGCAGAATTTTCTTTTAATATTAAATTAATATCGTGAACAATGTCAGAAATCTCTTGTACATACTCAGATTTGTGCTCTGATATGAAAACTTCTTTCAATTGTGCTATCGATAATCTGTCTACAAGTTCGGATAAGGTTGGTAAATATTTTCTTTTCATTAGTTGCTCGCAATAAATTGATCAAAATATGGTTTATATTTTTGGAAGTTACTTCCGAAGAGGTGTGCATACTTGTAGAAGATTCTTGCTTCTTCTTTTCTTTGATCTAAATTGCGCTCCTGTTGAGAACGGCCTCCAGAAAGATATAACCCAACTGTGTCTTCTACCTTGTTAAAACTATACCCGGCAGAAACTGCTCTCAACCACATATCCCAATCATCAGCAAAATTACATTCCTCATTATCAAAAAAACCACAAGCATCATGTATCTCCCTCTTCCACAGGGGCATTGGACCCGGCAAACATTTGATCATGTTTTCTCTTGAAAATGGATGTGTCGAGTGATCAAATACTTTACCGTCTGAGGTATTGTTATTATACGTTTCATTTGGATTGTCAGTCAGCAAAACTTCTCCATAAACTAAACCTACATCGCTCTTCTCAATATCATCAAGAAGAATCTCTAAACAATCGTTACGTCTTCTATCATCAATGAATCCAAAAGTTAGATATTTTGCACTTGCCATTTGAATGCCAATGTTTATGCCCTCTGTTGGAAGCGCTCTATAATCTAGTCGATGATATACAATGTTATCATACTTCTCCATGTATTTTTCAACTATTTCTTTTTCTTTTCCTGGTGAATCTGCATCGACAAAGATCAATTCACATTTGTCAAAAATAGTTTGGCTTGTTATGTCTTCTAAGAAGCCTTCTAGGAACTCCTCTCCCTTATAAAAGGTGCTTAATATCGATATCGAATATTCAGTTTCTTCTTTGGATTTCTCAGAGCTTCTTATAATTCCTTCAACCAACTTTCCAACTTCCTCTCTCTTCTCCGTCATGTAGTCGATCAACTCTTCACCTTTTAGACTGAACCAGGGCTCCTGTGTTGCTCCAATTAAGTTGTTTGCCACAACTGACATACCCATCATTCTAGCCTCGACAACAACTCTTGATAGAGTTTCTGGTGTCTGTGGGAAGAACACGAACGTTTTGTTTGCACCCAATTTCTCTAGGAACGAAAAATAAGAACTATCTGAGACCAAGTCATACTCATACCCCTTGTGTTCGCAATAAGCGACTGTTCTGGAGGTGTTTTTATGAGATATATTAGAATTTAAAACTGAATACTTGTCAGCCTTTTCGTTCTTCGAAAGATCTCGTAACTTTTCTAAAACTCTTTTAGACCACAAGTTCCCACCAACGCTCGATATATTGTCGAGACCTAAATTAGATTCCGCTATACCTTTGTGAAAATTAGATTGGCATATGACCGCTTTAGCATTTTTATAAAAATTATAATTCAGAAGACTGCTTTTTGAAGCAATAAAATTATTATAGTCTGCTGGGTTTCTAGTGAGAAGATATTTGTGATCATGCTCATAAATTAAATATTGCAGCTCATCCGCTAAATAATTTTTGCACTCTTGACTTAGATTGCAAAAGTTCGAGACAATATAAAAATTATCCTTCTTCTCCTTTAAAAACTCAACAGTAACAAACTGAGACTGGACCTTGCCTAATTGAAAACCCTTTTGATTTAAAATTTGAAGAAGCTCGTCGTCGTTAAGTTCTCCACCTCCAAGAATTTGATCAGAAAAATAATCTGAAATTAAGCAGACCTTACTCATATTGCTGAACTATATCCTCTATCTCGTTCATCCAAGAATTGTCTTGCTGACAATAAACGTCAAAAACTTTACAGAACTTTTCGTATTGCTTTTCCTGCTCAAAGTCTAACTCAATCCACTTTTTCAAACGCTTTGCCTTGTCTTTATAAACTTTATATTTGCTATAGACATGTCGTAAAGTCTTCATATAACTTGATTTTTTAGGATAACACCAGTTAGATTCGGCTATTAAGACTTTTCCATACTTTCCAAGGTCCCAAGCGGCTTCAGGTTGTACCTGTTGAATATCGTAATCAACATCCGCAAACATAGGCTTCATAGCACCCTTATCGTTTGGAGCATATAGAAAGTCTACCTGACCACTCCAAGCGGGAGAAATCACTGGTAATTCATTATAAACTGCTTCAAAAATTGGAAGTCCGAACCCTTCGCCATGAGCCAGAGTTATAAGAGATTTTATCTTTTTGTATTGATATAGATACGTCATTTGCTCATCCGTAAGATCTCCATGCAACAAGTAAACTTGGCATTTTTTGTCCGGATAATTGCTCAACAGATCTTGAATTTTCTGCTTAGTTAAATTTCTATCTAATATAGAGTTGTTTCTAGTATTTAATTTTAGAATTAAACCTACATTTTCTTTTTTAAATTCCTCAACAAAGCCAGTTATTAACTGCTCGACGTTTTTTCTAATACTCCACTGAGCGACTGCCAAGAAATTAAACTGTGTTGTAAGGTCAAGCTCTACAGGATCAGGGTCATAATATTTTACAGGATAGCCCACAACCTCTATTGGGGTGTCACAAACAAGTTTGCCTGGGACCTCATTCCCTTCTCGATCAGACATTGTATATCCCGTTTCCTGAAACCCTTGCTTGGCAAATGTTGATGTAACGATAATCTTGTCCATCTCGTTCCCCTTCATAAGCCACTCAGGTGCAACACGATCTGTCTCTATACCCGCTGTATACCCTATATTAATCGGAGCCAACTTTTGCCATTCATTTGGTATTGTAACTTGCAGAGACACATCGTATGGTCCATCATAATTTACAGTCTTTTCAATAAGGGTGTCTATCCATTTTCTTTCTTCGTTATCTTCCCATGACCAACCTGTTTGTCCCCAAGAAACATTCAATAGATAGATGTCAAATCTGTCTTCTCTGCTTCTAAGTGATCTTAATGCAAATCTTGATTGTTCTCCATAACCAGATCTACTCAATACAGGTGCTCTTACTAAAATCTTTGTTTTCATTATAATGCTATCAACTCCCAGTTATTATAACCCTTTCTATTTTCCCAAGATCCACACGTCTCATATATATTTGTCATCAAGGCGTCCCACCTTTCGGTGTACTTTTCAAGGTTATATTCTTTTAAAACATACTCTCTTCCTGCCTTACCCAGTGCTTCTCTTTCTTCCGAAGACATGTTTACAAACTTTCTTAGGGCATTTAAAAAGTCTTCTCGATTGATTCTGTCTTCGTATATATAAGGAACATCTTGAGAACCAATTACGGCTTTAGAACTTGGCTCAATTCCAATTCCAAACCACTTCTCTCCATCAGTAACTTGCTGTTGTAATCCACCAGTCATACTAACAATAACCGGAGTTTCACAAGATAAAGATTCAAGAGTCGCTAATCCAAAACCTTCTGCGTCAGCAACGTTAATTGTGCAATCAGCCATGTTATATAAAAGTGCTAACATTTCTGCTGGATATTTCCCCGCTGAAAATAGAACCTGATTTCTGTCTAGGCCAAGCTCTTTAACTACATGCTCCAAGTTTGGCCCGTGTACATCTCTAGGATCCGTATGCATCAACAGCATTGCTTTATCGTGACCTACTTCATCTAAAAACTCTTTAAACCACCAAAGCACGCTTCCGCTCATCTTTCGTCGAGCATTTCTATTATTCCAGAAGAAAACAACCTTGTCTTTACCTATTTGAGAAAGGTTTTGTTTTCTAAACTCTTCAACTACTTCTGGCGTGGCCTTTTTAAAAATATTTGTATCTACAGCATGTGGAACGTATTGTTTCCTGACCTCTGGAGCCACTATACCTACGACTTCATCTGTTACTTTAGAAATCGTTGCTATGACATCGTTTGATAGATAAAATGGTCTGTTAAACTGAGGTGGTGGAAAGTTATCCCAGACGTGATAATAAACCATTGGAATTAGCGGCCTTATCTCATGTTCAATCTCCCAAAGCCAAACATAGAATCGAGGATCTGTCATAAACCATAACATATCAGGCTTGTGTGTTCTAATCACAGATCTTACCTGGTCTTGACTACCATATCCATCAACAGGGTATATTACCCAGTCGTCTTTGTATTGATCTGTTTTTTGAGGGGTATGATCTGGATGCCCTACTGCTCCTCCAAAACTAATAACCTGATACTTCCCAGTATTCAATAGCCCTTCTATAATGTATCTTGATTGAGTACCTACTCCAGAAGGTGAGAGCGGGTGATCCCCAATGGTAAAAATCTTTATCTTCTTTTCCAACTATTTTCTCCACTTATACACAATGTTGTGTCTTATAAAATTCGCAATTATCACAGGACATCCTGTTTTTTAGATAATTCTCTTTCTTGATATTATACAGTGCGCTTTTTAATAAGTTAAGGGCATTTTCTATTCTTTTTTTCCCACTGGTGACTTTAAAGATTTCAATGTTGTTTTTCTTCGCTGTTCTTTTCAGAAGAGCAAAATGAGTCTCTACATTGCTTGGATCTAAACCGTGCTTGTAAGCGTAATAATGCTTGTAAAAGGCTAGTTGGTATGTTGTCATTGGATCAGCCTTTCTTCTTGCGTTCCAGCCCCAAGAACACGTTTTCCAGTCGATTACGTGGTACTTTCCATCACTTGTCTTAAGAACTAAGTCAATATATCCCTTAAAAGAGTGATCTTTGCTAATATATTCTTCAATATCTTCCATAAGAGGCTCTTCAACAGAAATAACCTCATAATCTCCGAAGTATTCTTTGAGAGAGGATTCGATATGAGGAATGATCTTCCTCGCTTGAACCCTCATCTTTTTAATAAGACCAATGTCAAGATCACTATCTCTTTCAAGTTCTTTCAATATTGTTTGAAAAACCTTATCAAAATGTTCTTCAGCATTAAAATTTGGTGGTGTATCAACGCACTTGTGCTCGCAAACACTATGAAGTGCATTCCCAAAAGCAGTAAATTCATTACCTTTGAAGCCTTTTAATTTATCGATGTGAACAAGTTTATGGTAGTACGGGCACTTCTGCCAGTTTTTAAGTTCCGAAAAGGAAATATGACTCATTGTTAACTCTGTGTTGTTGTCTTCTTTTTGGTTGTTGTTTTTTTCTTAGGTGTTGGCTTCTTGGCTGCTGGTTTCTTCTTCTCCACTTCTACGGCTTCAAAGATCCAAGTGCCTGTACTGTTTTCTTCAGTATCATTCGCAACATAGGCAGACTGTAGGATCTTGCCTACTCCGTGCCCCTTTGCGTTAATCATAGGGATCACTCTGTCTGTTTTATAAAATGTAAAGTTTGGATTTACCTCATAAGGCTCGTGAATCCCTCTAGGATACAACCTTTCCCCATCGACAGGTACGGTTAGCGTGTAATAAAGTTTATCGTCTTTAATTTCTATATCTTCTTTCATGTTAATTTTATCTCCAATTCTTCAATTTTATTATATAACACAGGGCTAATCTTTGCAAGATAGGCTCTATCTTTTATGTAATAATTCTCAAAGCCTCTCGCCCAATATTCTCTCAAACTAGTCATCGCATAAGGTGAGATGAATATTCCCATTGTTAAGGTCATTAACATTGGGTATCCGACTATTTGATACAAAAAAGCATCAAAATCTTCATCGAATTCAGTATCGAGAAAATACCTTGCAGGTATATTATAACCTTCTGAAGTTAAAATGTCAAACATTTTTGTTCTTTTTCTTAAAAATTCTTGTTCGACCAATCCATCTCCATAAATCTCAGCACCTGCAAATGTCTCTACAGAGTGCGCCAATTCGTGAACTATATCATCAACCATATCTGCTTCGTCATCTTGTTCGTTTATTATATAAATTGTGCCATCCTTAAACATCGCATTGGTGCCCATTCTTTCAAATTCTGGCATATTGCCAACTACAATCATTTCTAAGTTATAAGCCATTGATCTGGGTACTGATTCTTCTACTGTTTTTAAAACGTTTATTATATCCACCCCATTTGTGATGGGCTCTTTCACATAAACAGGGACATTGCCAAACAAGAAGAAATATCTCTTTCTTTTCTGTGCTCTTGATGAAGATTCTCTTATATAATCTCGAAGTTTAGTCATTAGTTGTTTCTTGTTGAGATTCGAAAATTGCTTTTCCAACTTCAACATCAGTAAGGGCCTGTTCATATCCTCTGATGAAATTCTCTTCTGCTACGACAAGTAAAAATTCAGGAAACTCTTTTGCTAATGTTTCAACAATCATCTCTACAGTAACCTCTTCACTATCAGGGTTAGTTTGCTTGCCTACATAATCCACCAGCCATTCTTTGAGTTCCGAATCCTTGCTTACTACTTCTTTAAGATCGGGATTTACGATTTCCTCGTCTTTAAATTCAATTTCCATTTTTTATACCTCATAAAATTGATGCGGCCAGTGAAGCGATTTTTGATCTCTCGCCCTTTCTTAAAGTTACATGGCCTATTAAGTTGTGATTTTTGAACTTTTCTACAATATAAGTTAGACCGTTTGTGGTCTCATCAACATACACATTGTCAATTTGTTCAATATCACCAGTGAAGACAATCTTTGTGCCTTCTCCAACTCTTGTGAGTATAGTCTTTATTTCATGTTTTGTTAACTGCTGTGCTTCATCAATTACAATAAAAGCATTTGCAATTGATCGACCTCTTATATATGTTAATGCCTCAATCTCTATAATTCCATCGCCCATATATAAATCTAGATTTTTCTTGTCTCCCATCAGAAATTCTAAGTTGTCCTGAATTGGCGCAATCCATGGCATCATCTTTTCCTCTAAAGTTCCGGGTAGATAGCCCAGATCTTTTCCCATTGGCTGAATCGGACGAGAAACAATAATTCTCTTATAAGGGGCTACATGGCCTGTAGATGCCTCTAAAGTCTGTTGAAGGCCTGCTGCTATAGCACAGAGGGTTTTGCCGCTTCCAGCGCGTCCTACAAGCGTTACAACTGGTATCTCTGGATCTAACAATAAATTCAAAGCAAAAGCCTGTTCCTTATTTTTTGGTCTAATTCCCCAAACATCTTTATAGTCTGGTATTTTCTTTAAAGGTGTTTCATAGTTTATAAACTTAGCAAGTGCTGTTTTCTTTCTCTTTGCATTCGAAACCAGCATGACAAAACAGTTTGGGTATAGTTTTACTTCTTTATCCTCTGCGAAGATTTCGTCACCACGATAAAACCTATCAATTACCTGGTCGTCTACCAAATATTCTTCAAAACCATTATAAAGCGATCCGCCACTCTTTACAATCTGTCCAGGATTATAATCCTCTGTTGGTAACCCGATAGAATCGCACTTAATTCTCATATTAATATCACGAGAGACAACAATAACCTTTCTTTTAGCGTTTTCCTCATTCTCGGCAATCGCAACGCTGATTATCTCATTATCTGGAATGCTTCTATCCAAGCCCTCTGGTAGCACATCCAGTTGAGTGTTACGGACTTTGATAATACCCTTTCCTTTTGCAATCCTGACACCTTTCTTAAGACTACCTGCCAGTCTAAACTCATCTAGTTTCCTAATTGTCTCTCTAGCGTTTACTCCAACGCTATCTTGTCTAGTCTTGTGCCTGTCAATTTCTTCCAGAACCTTAAAAGGTATAACCATATCATTGTTACCAAATGAGACAATAGAATTTGCGTCTGTTAAACACACACTTGTGTCAAGAACGTACGTTTTTTTAGCCATTTATCACTCGCTAAGTTGTTTCCTATTAATAAATAGTCAGTTTTCTATAATAGGAAGCGGTGGAGCAAAAACAATAATTTTAGTTGCGTTTTCATTTTGGTCAAATAATAGAAGATCTATGGTATAAATTCTTTCAAGCTTCTCCTCATCTATAACATTAATAGTGTGTGAAAAGTTTGTAAGTGACTGATCTTCTTCAAATCCTAATGTCAGTGCGTTGCTAAAAGCAGGAGCCGTAGCGTGTTTAGCGGATAAGCATCCGACATAAAATAAAATAAAAAAAGCAAATATAGAAAAAGTAATAATTTTCATGACTTATCTCCTTTGAAAAGGTCTGGTTTTTTATGCCTTAAATGTATATAGCTTCTTTTCGTCGTTTAGTCTCTAGTTATTTTTAGAGGATTGCACAATAATGCGTAACAGTATCAAGATGTTAGTAACGACTTTGTTTTTACTCTTCTCCTCCTGTGCTACCATTTCTTGCAACCACTTTGGGTCATCATCCGAATCACTGAGCGACGTTTTGCCGAGAGAATCTTTCGTAAAATTGGAAAGCTCAATCGATGTCAAACTATGTAATCCTGAGAATCCAGAAGAGTGTGTGGAAAATAAACTTAGATATTCTGGATCTGGATTCGTAATAGGAAATACGCCTGCTGGTGCTTATATTATGACGGCTGCACATGTGTGTGATAGCAGCGATGTTGTTGAGATGATGGAAAAACAAGGATTTACAGTGATAAGCACCACGTTTCAGGCAATCGATATAGACGGAGCAAGATATTCAGCATCGACCATTGAGTCGCATGAGAAGCAGGATATCTGTGTTGCTTATGTTCCAAACTTATATAAGCCACCAATTCTGATATCTGCTAAAGCTCCTGAACCTGGAGATGTTGCATATAATGTTGCAGCGCCTGCAGGCTGGCATGGAGTGGACATGATTCCTATCTTAACTGGTCATTTTACTGGTGACGATAGTAGGTATGGCTTCTCTGTCTACTCTGTTCCCGCAACAGGAGGATCTTCCGGGTCTCCTGTTGTAAACCACAGAGGCCAGCTTATTGGAATGATTCATTCTGTTCATCGAAGATTTCAGTTTATAACCTTATCTCCGACATACAAAGAATTGTTTGACATAGTCAAGAAGTATGCCACCACTTTAGGGTCTTTAGCGCTCTAAGAAAGAGCCAATACGGTTCCAATCACTGCCAGAATCTTAAACCATTCAGGTACTAAGTTACTGTTTTTAAGTATGTTTTCGTGTCGCATATATTTGTCCTCCAGCGAAAAATAACAGAAGTATATAGTCCTTCGACTATTAAAGATACTACTATATTATCTCGTCAACTAACCCGTATTCTAAACAGGTTTCAGCATCAAACCACAAATCCCTTTTTAAGATTTCATTTAGTTTTCTTTTAGGAATTTTGGTGTGCTCATTATAAATCTCTTTGATAATTCTCATAAAAAGATCATTGTTTTCCATTGCATCTTTCATATCCTCATACTTTCCCCACATTCCAGAAGATAATTGATGAATAAGCATGAAAGAGTTACTTCTAATCACCCTGTGTTGTCCGACAACACTAAACAAGGTTGCAGCACTCGCGGCGCAACCCTCTACAACGGTTCTTATAGGTATGTTCGAAGACTTGACGTAATCAGCAGCCGCAAGTCCTGAAAAGACACTCCCTCCGTAACTATTAATATGCAAGTGTAACCAATTTGGATTACTCATTCTCATAATGTTTGCTTGATTAAGGAGGTTTGTTCCTATTTCGTTTATTGACTTATTTAATTGTAAAACCTTTGGTCTTGTGACTTCCGAGTAGAAGTAGATAACATTATTTTTTGACTCTACAACATTGTTGTCGTCTTTTCCTGCTCCAACAGGAGCAGAGATTGTGGCATTTGATGTTTCTTCTTTTTTGTTTTGACCGCCTAGCCAATTCATATCCTTCATGTAGGGCTCCCGCTAAAAGTTAAAAGTATAAGAAGTACAGTATACATAAGTCCACATGAAAAGTAAAGATAAAACATTAATTTGTCTAGTTTGTAATAATCTTCAGAATATTTAATAACATACCACTTTAAATAAGTCATAGAATATAAACTTATTACTGTAAGAAAGTGAATTCCCTGTGCAATGCTGAATAATAATATGGCAACTATTATAATGCTTAATAGTGCATTTTGTACTTCGCTTAGCCCTTTTTTCATAATTTACTCATTAAAACGCTTAACGCCTTTTGTTTTTCTTCCTCTGGCGTTCTGGAAGTTGCTAAATATTCTTCAAAATCTTTAAGGTATGGAAGATATCTGCTGTCCGATGCTAGTACGGTTGCTAATTCGTCGAATGTTTCAACATCTGACGGTTCCGCATTTATCTCTAATGCTTGCAACATTTGCTTTGGGTCTGAAATCACATTTTGAACACTCCACTTTCTGCCATCATACTTTTGTTGTCTTAATCCTCCAGGATATTGTATTGTCATTTTTGAATTTGGATCATTATCTGTTTTTGATCTAATTTTAGCAATAAACGCAAGCAATAAGTTACGATAAACGCCCTTAACTTGATCATCTCCAGTTCCAGACATCAGCCATGCCGTATCTTCCGGACTTGAACTCAACATTAGGTCTATCTGCACAAAGTTTCCTTCTTCGGAGTCGATTATCGGGTACATAACCGCAATATTTGAGCCAACTAACTTGGCTTCGCCATTGACAGTCCCTAAATTAGCCTGTAAATGCGATAATAGGCTTGTTTTAAAGGTTTTAGTGTCTTCCCCGCCTGTTCCGACAACAATGTCTAAATCGCCTGATGAGGACTTTTTACCGGTGCTTCCAAGTGGATAATATCTTTCGACACCAGCAGGTTTCAGGAAGTTTTCAGAGAAATGCTGTAAAGTTGGGCCAACTTCGCTCATACTAATCATAGTAGTCAACTGTTGACCTTCTATATTCTTGAAAGCGTAGCCGCCTTCAGTTAAAACTTCCGACTTTAAGAACCTTCTCCAGTTTTCGAACAATTGTTTCATATGATTAAATAGTTAGAAGCAATTTAAAAAGATAAGATCACAGACTGATCATATTTGCAAAGATTTTATAAACATTTTCCAGGTTGGGTGGTACCTGTGTGGGAGGTCAGAAGCAGTGTAAGTTAAGAAAGTTGGTTTCGTTGGTTTCTTAAGTAAATTCATATCTATTTCTGACAACAAATAACAATTTTTCTTACTGTTACAGCGAAAACAAGCAGTTACACAGTTCTCAAATGTTGACTTTCCACCTTTTGAAATTGGTATCACATGATCGATGGTTAATTCCTTCTTACCTTTTTTACCACAATACTGGCAGGTGTACCTGTCTCTTTTTTTGATGAGGCCTTTTGAAAATTTAATTCTAAACTTGTGACGCTTAACATACTTCTTAAGCCTCAGTATAGAAGGTAAGGATACCGCTCCTGAAGTGGAGCGAATCTCGACTCCGTCCCATTCTGAGACAACTTCTACTTTATTTCTAAAAAGAAGTTTTAAGGCTCTCTGCCAGTTTACGAATCGAAGTGCTTGATAATCAGAGTTTAAAAGTAATATTTTCCGGTCATCGATCATCTAGCATAATTATACCATATGTTATTATATTTTAAGTAGTTTAAACTACTTGATATTCTTCATCTCCACGATATTTTCTAAACCAACTAGGGATCTTTGATTCGGGATATCGGATACGAGGCTTGCTAGAATAAAACTTGCGATAAGACTCAATAATATTATTTGACTTAAATTCTGGTGGCATGCATAAGGGCAATAGAGTTGCTTCACTGAATGGGAATAGCGACGGATCATACAATTCCAAACATCTTTCAAGTACAGCAGCACATTTGTGAGTCTTATTAAAACGAGACTCATACTCTTCAATCATCGCTAATGTGTGTTCAACTAATGCTTCGAAATTAGCAGAAGATGTGCGAACCCATTTTGTCGATGGATGGTTTTTATGACAAGATCTGTATGGTGCAACTTGCTTGCCATGCTGTTCATTAAGAGTTGTACAAAGCATTTGGCAAGATTCAAGAATCATCTTGACAACACGATAATTATCTTGAGATTGAGCAGATTTAATCCAATCAATTTCGTTAGTCTCGGTATTACCTTCGATAGCAAAAATATTCATGAGACTATAATACTAGATTCTTAGTTAATTGTCAAGTAGAAATAGAATTTCTTCTCTGACCATCTGTTTAAGTTCTTGTTCTGTGATTTGGGGATCACTTTCTTCGTTCATCTGAAGATGTGGAGCAACAGTGTCTGTTCTAGACTGAAGATGAAGAGGGCCTTCCCAACCACCTCTAATTGCTTTAAATACATCGCTTGGTCTTAGATGGCCATAATAAGCGGCGGTTAGTGCCAATTCTGGTGTCATATCTTCACGAGAGCGCCAATCGGGAGCGTCTCTTCGTAATAAGTCCATTCCTGTCATCTCTCCCTTTAAACCAGGATAGTCGATATTGTGTTTAAAAAACTCAGGATTCAACCCTGTCCTATGTGGACTTCTGTAACCGATATCGTCTACCTCTTCCGGTTCAGTAGAAATATCTGCAGGAGCCTTATACTGAAGTTGTGGAACAATGGAGTCCGCTTCTTCTTTGATAAGTTGTCTAAGTTCTTGTTTGGTAATTTTCATTTAACTATCCTAATCTCTGCATTAATGCCTGCATAATTGCTGCTTCTAATGAAGATAAGTCATCTCGTTTGGAAACAGGTCGTTCAGTGGGAAGTGGAAAATCTGCTGGATCTTCATATGGGTCTACAGGTGGTTCGATGGTTGGTAATCCTGGTGGTCCTGCAGGCTCACCAGTTAACTCACCTGTAACAGAATCACGAGGGGCAGGCGGTGTAACTCCTGGTGAATAAAGACCGGGATGCTGAATGGGTTCTCCACCTGGTTTGGATGTTGGCGTTTCTACCCACCCTTTTGATAAAGTGGGATAGTCAGCCCTCAGCGAGCGCGATGGCGACGCATCCATCGCCGCTTGCCAGTCTTTACTTAAAGCGGGTTCAATCCCCTGCACTCTTGCTTGCTT